TGATATTTTGATGGGTTAATTATTTGATTGGTATATTACTTCCGCAAGCCGCTAACAATAGCATCATGTAACAACATACATTATAACCTACCCGTTTATACTCCCCCCGTGCTGGTTACGTTGTACCGTTGCCCCGTAGGTCTGTTTATGCGGCACGTTCTCCCCGTTGATCTGGCGTTATGTTATAAAGTAACAATAGAAGTAGTAAACTATGCTCTGAGTAGGAAAGTTTAGTAAATTAAATTCCTTTAAGATTCAGTGAGTTATAAGAAAGCTAAAAATAAACAGTTGTCGCTCTTTCCTTTTATTATATAGTGGCGATAGTTAATTGATTTTATCTAAGGAGTAACAAAAAATGGCGAAAGTAATGCAGGCTATTAATCTGGCAAGTTATGCGCTGGTTACAGTCATCGGTGTCAGTGCACTGGTAACTTCTTTTTCTGATAACGCTGTTGCTAGTCCTGCTCCTGTTGCTAGTGATGCCGCTAGTCTATTCGTTAAGGATGCACCTAAGCAATGGCTAGTCTGTAACGGTGCGGATAGTGACACCAATCAAATCGTGTTAAAAGTTAAATTCAGTAACGTTTCCCGTGATGGTCTGGTCGTTAGTACCAAAACACTAGACAATCAGCCTAACAGTGATCTAGTTCTCAAGCGTACTGATAACGATCCCGAACTAGTTACCTTCGGCACTATACAACGTTACAGTCATGCGAAAGCTGTCACGAATCTGGTTAGTTATGGCCCGATGAACGAATCAATGTTTGCCACCACGGTTTACAATAGCGAAAATAATGCGGTTTATACTGTACATATTAACCTATCTAACTGCATCAGTGCTAAATAATAGGAGTTATAATTATGGCTATCAAAGAAGTTAAGTTTACTAATGGTTTTTCTTGTTTTGTCGGTCGTTCCGAAATTATGTTTAATACTCTGGATGGTCAATTAACAGTGCCTATTATCACTTTTTGCAAGATGGGTTTTAAGCAGGCTAAAAATTGGCTAATGTTTGCTGATCTTGAAATTACCCGCGATGACTTCCGTTCAATTTATTTTGACGGTGGCTTATCACTGGCCAACCTGCTTAATCATGGGCTTAATGGGGATGATACTAATGGGAACTGAAACTATTGCGCTGATTGACACGCATAATTATGGTGGCGTTACGCTCTCCTTTGATGAGTCAATCGACTACACTTATTTGTCCTTTCTAACTAAGGGTGAGATAAAAACCATTAGCTTTCCTGCGGTCTATTTAGTACAGGACTATTTGACCATTGGGAAGTATTTAGCCCGATGTGGGATTCTGTTGTCGCTGGAAGAAGTGGAACAAATCAGCGTATCATTTTTTGTTGAGGGTGTCAATGATGCTTCATGATTGTTTCTGGCGTTGCTTGTTCGTCGTTACAGTGGCGATATTCGTCGCTGATATGCTTTATTCTTACATCCTTTGAGGTCCGGTTGTGTTGTTTCTGTTTTTGTTTGTCATTGGCTTCATTTCTTTAAACTATTTATTGATTGTTGCCGCTTTCGATATTCTTAAACTTATTATTGAAGGTTGATTACTATGTGGTTTATTAAATTCGTCGTTAAAACGGTTGTAGGGTTTTTTCTGGTCGTTCTCCTGCTGGGTGTGCTCCTATCGGCTGTGGGTAGCGTTAAGGCTGCAACATTCTCCCATGATACGGTGGAAGGTTTACAGTGCACCTATTTGATAGAAAACTATTCGACTGGTAAAAAGTCACCTAAGGTTATTATTTTGCATTTAAATGATTTTGATCATGTGCAATCAGATAGTAAAACTATTTTACTGGTAAATGAAACTACTGGTAAACAAATCACGATTGATCACCTGTTACGCTCATCCCTAACCTTGTTCGATGAGTCTATGAATGAAGTGGCATCCGGTAACGGTCAATGTATAAATCCATAGGCTTAATCTTTCTCTTATATTGTGCCGTGGTCATGCCTATGGTCATAATCTATCTGATTCTCTAATCCTTCCTGTAAGCCTCGCTATGAGGCTTTTTTCTTTTCTAAGGTGATTGTATACCTTGCCTCCTTTTAGCTCATTAGAATGGCTTACAGGACGTTAGAAAGTGATTTACAGCCTGTTTTGGGTATGTTATCCCGCGCGCATTCTCTTATACTTCCCACCTTTCAAAAAGTTTAAAATAATTTGCTTTACCCTATTGCAACCTCATCTGATTAATGTATACTTCATTTCATCGGGTACGATGTAAAACATACAAGGCAAGAAATTGCCCCGCTCTTTAAAAATCAGGCTAGAAAGTGAAAATACTTGAAAAAGAGTATTGACACCGGAAAAAGCCTGATATATAGTGAGCATAGTCAGCGATGACTTGAAAAATCCCGCTCTTTAAAAATATGATTTGTCTTACAGGTGGCGGGAACGTCATTACTATAAGGCGCTTAGTTGACCACTAGAATTGATTCCTGATTCATACGTGAACAGGCGGACGATGAGCAACAAAATAAGCCTCATTTGTTCGATACTTTCAAATGGTCAATGCTTGAAAGCGCACTAGATTCCTAAAAGACAAATCAGACTTATCATCTTGCCCTTTCGCATAGATTCACGCGAGATAAGGGAAAAGAATAAAAGAAGATGATAAAAAAGAGGTTGCAAACGTGGTTAAGGTAGTCCATACTAACCACAAGTTAACAAAACAACGTTAACTAGTTCCCAAATCAACGTATCGCGGGAAAGGTGGCACATAGTGCAGCGGGTAGTTCGGGCTTAGGCGCCCCGTTAATGAATAAGTAAGCCTTTAATGATGCAGTGATTAGCAGACACTATAAAAGGCTAAACGCTCTTTAACAGTATGAATCATGGGTTAAGCCTCATCGCTTAATCTTCAACCCAATAAAGCGGGTTGATATATCCTCCCAATAGCGGGAACGACGAAAAAGATTAAAAAAGTGATTGACGGCAAAAACAACATGGTCCATAATGAGCACCACTTAAGCAAATCACCGCTTCAGTGAAAAGCGTAACAACGGCTAACAGTTGCATAACGTGAGAAAGCACGTTGATAGATTTACCGCTCTTTAACAATTTAAACATTCTCCTATATCGGTTAAATATGCTGGAAGATAATAACCATCGGACAGCATACCAGATAAAACGGTGTGAGATTCTCTAGACTATCAGAGAAAACAATCTCACAATCCCTTAACTGGAAACGTCACCACTGATAAGCGGATTCATTGAGTACACGCAAAGGCTTAAACTAATCGCCCACGGTTAAGGGTAGCGGCGGCCATCGCTAACATGGTGCTACAGTGAAAGAAGTTAATCAGGGTAGGCAAGCCCGACTAATTAACGCTCAATTGAGAGCGGCGGGGAGTGGTTAAAAAGTGGCAAATTGCTATTTAACAATAAGGTTTAGTGTGAACGTTTACGATGCGAACGGCTTGAGATTCATCACAAGATGAAAGTACATAGTCGGGTTATGTAGTAAACTTGCCGAAAGATATAAAACGTCGGAATATTAGACGGCTAATGACTCTTTCGCAATAACCTCCCGTAGTGGGCGATGGTTAGCGATTGAGAGTTAGTATAAAAGGATAGGCGAGAGCGAAAGCAAAGTAGACGATATTGCCGACGGTTACAATAAAGTAACTAATTAGAGTCGGACGCACTGCCTTATTGTGATGATTGATCATCGCTATCAGGTCGGCTTCGTTTATAGCGACTAATTAAAGATACCAGATGAAACATCACAGATAAAGGGGCGGCAAGGTTAACTTCTGATAAGACCGCCCCACTTATCAATAATTACTTAACAATGAGTGGATATTGATAAGTCAATGGCGACTTAAAAAGCTCATAGAGAGCGGGGCATAGTGCCCTTACAATTGAAAGGTGAATATCATGGCTAAAATTTTTAATCTGGTAAAAGAGTCTGGTTTTAACGCACTGGCTAACAACATTCGTAGCAATAACGCGGCGATTAAGCAAGATGTTTCTAATTTTCTGTTAGGTCATTTGCAGCACTTCCGCAGCAACGGTAAAAAGTTAGACGTATTGCAGGCGGCGGTCGATTTTCTGTTAACCGAGCGTTTTCGTGATATGGATGTGATCGCCACTGCAATCACTTTCCTGACTCCTGTCAAGTTTAACACCGATGCGGCAAACGGTCGTAAAAAGTGGATTAATCTGGAAGGTGAAGCGAAAGCGAAAGAAGATGCGAAAGAAGCGCAAATTAAGGCCAAAATGGAACAGAATCGCGCTCGCTGGTCGAACGCTTTCGAAAACTTTGCGTTAGGTCGTGAAATTGAAGTAGATAACCCTAACTTTTACAAGGGTTGCAATGACAACGTGGCGGCACACCTGCAAATCCCGGCGAAAAACAAGGAAGATTTTAACCAAGATATTTACGCTTTGGTTGAACGCTTAAATGCAATCCGTATTGAAGCAAAATTGTTGGCTGATGAGCGTAACGGCGCTACCAGTGATAATACTATTGCCCTGAGTGAAGAAGTAGGCAAGGTTAAGAAGTCCTTTGACTCACTCATCAAGAAAGTCACGGCTTCAACGGTAGCGATCTCTGATGATTATCTGATGAACGCATCAAGCAAGGAACTGGAATCACTGGATTCGTATGCCGATGAAATGGAATCCACCATTGCCAAAATGCAGGAGAAGTTAGAAAGCCTGCGCGGTCGTATCTCTTCAACGGTAGCAATCCGTACCGAACAAGCTGCAAAAGCTGAGGAAGAAGAAGTATTGCGCAAGGCAGCTGAGATCATGGCAGCACGTAACGCAGCATAAGTAAGACAATCTAAATAAACATAAGGCGCTATCTTAACGGGTAGCGCCTTTTCTTTTATCAGTGCATTGATTCAGTGCATTAATCAAAGAATTTAATCAAAGGTGACGATCATGTTAACTACACATACCACGGTTTATAGAAATCTTGTCAACGGTCAACATTACCGCCTATCTGAAAAGTATGGCGTTGAATGTAAGTGCGTTATTACCGGTGAATGGTATCCGTCGCCGATGAAGATTGAAACGTTGGAACGTGAAGCGATCAGCTATATTATCACGCAAGAAACAACGTTAGGCCGTATCTTAAGAAAGCTGGGATTAAGAAAATGATATTCAGTAGCAATTTTGGCAAGTGTCCTATTTGTGAGAAACATCGCAGCACGGGAAACCATCGAAAATGCAGTAAGATACTACAGCGCCAACGTGATAACAAGCATTGGGATACTGTACACACTAACCAGCGTAAAGAAGAAGTTAGAAAGATGGCGGTTAAAGCGTCATTTGCTCAATCCACCCGTATTGAATACATTCAAAGGTATCAAGCATCATGATCACCAATATATCTGAATTTAAGAAAGCGCCATCCCGTTTATTGAGTCGTCGTGTCGTGTATCTTTATAGCAATAAAGGTAAATCTACAACTGGACGGATTTTAACAGTAAGCAGTATTAATAAGAAGTTACTACAATTAAGTGTAGCAATGGATGACGGAACAGTTTTGTTGCGTAGTTGGAAATCATTTAGTTTACTCAATTGAGTTATTTGGTTAAGCCTATCCCTATGATGGGCTTGCACGATATAACTTATCACTGAAAGGAATTAGATAATGGCTAAATCTAAAATCAGCATGAAGGGCGGGCGCTGTTTTGCTATCTCTGAACTGGAGAAAGAAAAACCAAAGGCAACCAATCACGTCAGTAAGCGTAGTTTAAAACGTCGTGCTGCAAGGGCTGAGGCTGAATCTCATATTCCTTCTAGTGTGGCAAAACGTGTAGGCCATCGCGTTCATCGTGCTGATGCGTTATTGTTAGCTGATCATAAACGCTCTTTGTTACAGAGCGGGGGAGCTAAAACAGAAGAAGAGAAGAAGTTAGAAATCTTCTGTAATGGTCGCACCCGTGGTAAACAGAAGTTTAAAGGGAGCACCAAAGACCCGCAAGCCTTCCCTAAAACAAGCCAGTGTGCACCTGACGTATTCTACGCAGACAGCAAACATAAGTGGGGAGTTGAAAAGTATATTGACCCTATCAAAGAGGCAAGAGTTAAGTAATAGCGAGTGGATTCTTTGCAACTACTGTGACGTTTCTCTGTGCCCCGTGCCCTCTCCCCATTTGAAGCTTCCACATAGCCGCCTTTGAGCGGCTTTTTGTGTTGCTGTAGGAGTTATCTGTGGAATCAGCTATTTCATATCTAGGTGAAGGTGGATTTTTCTTCCTATGTGGTATGCTTTTTGGTGTTATTATCACCTTATTGATACTTATGATAGGATTCATGGAAGCAGTATCACGTTAATAACCGCCCCGGCTACGGCTGGGGCTTTTTTATGCCCGTAAAACAGGAGGTATCAAGTTCTGATAACAACGGCCCAGCTAATGTTGACATTGACTATTTATTATGAGGCAGGGAATCAGCCAACCGCATGTAAGGCTTTAGTTGCGGATACCGTGATAAATAGAATGGCCCAACGAAAACTGACCGCTGAACAGGTGATAAGACAAAAGAACCAGTTTGAGTGGATTCCGGTACTATTAAAACAGGAGAAACCTTATAAACGTTATGTAAAGCTGATTCGTGATGATAATCCTATGACTAAACAAGCCATAAGAGAAAGCGAGCAGCTTGCTAGACGTGCTCTCAAGAAGAATTATGTTCCTCTGTATAGTGGAACCTACTTTCAGAGTAAGAGCGAGGGGGTGCCAAAGTGGTATACCAATCCGATGTATTGTGGTGATTTAGTGTTCAATAATGATGCTCATGAATAATCATAGGTGCCAGAATTGACAAACTAAATTCCCTTATAAAACAGCGACTTAGAAAATAGTCGCTGAAAAGTGGAAGCAATTTGGAACTAGGGGTAATGACTGTATATAGACCTCTGAAAAAGATTATAGAAATTATGTTTAGAAAATAATAATTCTAAATAATATTTCTTATAATAACTTACTTTAAAGGTGAATAAGATGAGTATTGAAGTATATAAATTCTTACTTGTATTGCTGTTAACTGTTGCTGTGTTGGGTTTTATTATCCTAAGAAACAAAGCAGCCAGCTGGGAACGTCGCTATAACAGTCTGGTTAAAGTAGAGGAGATGTATACAGAAAAGGTGAGATTTGAGCTTTTTGATCTGGTTGAACAGGTTGAGGATAGAAATAAGCGCCTTATCAGCCTTGATCATGAAGTTAAACGCCTTGCTCGTGCTAATGAAGACTTGCGAGTAGCTATTGCCAAGCAACAGGAGATCAATAGTGAAGGTTAATATTAAATCTAACCGTACAATGCTTCGCTTAAATAATATGAAGCCGGGGGTTCTCTTTGAGTCTAAAGGGTTCCTTTATATTCGAACCGACTCTTTATACGCAGACAATTACGTGAACTGCGTTGATGTTGTCACTGGAAAGCTAGTCCCTATTAAGCGTGATGAAGTCTGCCAAGTTCGTAATGATCTCCACATAACTAACATCGAGGCTAAAGATGAAGATTGATCTTGAACTAAAAGACCCAGATCTTACAGTTGGTGATTTAAAGCTTGGCGATGTATTCCAAGTTAAAGCTACACGCTTCGGTCACTATTTGGTTGTTGGTTTATTTACTCCACACGTAACAGAGTCAAACAAGAAAGATTCTGGAACAGTTGTACTTAGTTTAAGTACTAATCAGGTTATGAAGCTTGATTCGAGTCTTCCTGTAATCCTTATCCCAGATGCAGTAATTACCAATAAAGGTAAGTAGATGGAAATTAAAGTAGTTGATTATCCTAAATATGCAAATGCAGAAGATGTTAAAGGTGGTGATGTTTTCTCTTACGATAGACGTTTCTGGCTGATGCTAGAAGATAAAACTCCTGACGGTTTGTGTAAGGCCGCTGATCTGAACAGTGGCTCTGTTGCAGTCTTCGGTCTATCAACCACTGTTATGCCACGTCCCGATCTGTGTTTATCCCAAAAGTAACACCGACTTATAGCCCTTGTATCCATCAGAGGGCTATGTGAGGGTGTTCCTCATTAAATTATTAACTCAGGCATATGCCACACCGCTAGGGAGAGCTTGCTCGAACATCCGGTGTTAGACTAAAACCTGTTAATTTTCGAAAGACTTTCTAATATGTAGGGGTACATATTGGTTTGGGATTCAGGAGACTTCCTAGGGGTAGGGAGTCTTCACCAGTTGGAATAAGAGATAGCTCTAGAACCTGAACTCTTAGGCAGAGAAGGTCGGCAATGAGTACGCGGTCAGGATTAGTCTACTGACTAGGGCTATCCCTTATATCAACTGGCAATAATGCCTCCACTAACAAAGAGAGATAGGTATGAAAGTATCAACCAAACGTATGAACCGCCCTGAACGTATGGATGTAGTAGCTAACGGTGCTCTGAAACTGGAAGGCTTCTGGCTTCATGCTATGTCGGCTATTCGTAACAAGCAAGGTAATTGGACATATAACAGTTAATAAGTAAAAAGGCTGCCCAATCGGGTGGCCTTTGTTGTTTTAATTAAGGGACAACTCTTACTTAAACTAACAAGAGGTGCTTATATGAGACGAATAGTTAAAGATTGGGTAACTAAATCAGGTCTTTGTGCTGTGATTATAAACATGAACAACTCACACTTATGTGGGTATGTAGAGTTACCAGACACTCTGAGCAGTAAAAACTTCACCGGATATAATGGGGACGATGAAGAGGTTTGTTATGTCAACGTCCATGGCGGTGTTACGTGGCAGGATTCTCTCGAAGAAATGGGTGGTTTAAATACAGTCGGATTTGATTGTGCCCATGCAGGTGATAAGACACGGTTCAACCCTAATGGGGTTCCAAGAACAGAAGAGTTCTGCATCAACGAGTGCGAACAATTGGCTAAACAACTGAGAGATCTTGAATCAAATGTCTAAGCAAACAATCAAGAATACACAAGCTGGTTACTCTTATGTTAACTCTCCTTGCTGTGGTGCTCGTGTTAATCTGGTTAAGGAAGAGGTTCGTATCGTTCAGCGTGGCGCTACTGTTGTTCGTTCATGCTATGTCTGTGGTAATGATATTTTCATTAAAGGTAAAGTATGATTATTGTCCATTCTGAACCTAAAGATAATACTTTTGGTAGTCTACGTAATGGTGATGTGTTCTCTCTAGAAGTGGACGGGGATACAAAACCTCCTTTATACATGAAGGTTATGCACAGACATGCTATCTGTATAAAGAATCCTGAAACAAGATTTACATTTGATAGGACTTGCCCTGTCAAATTTTATCAAGCTACCCTAAATGTTAGGAGAGTAGGATGAAAAACTTCCAAGCTGCACCAATCACTAAAGTGATCGAAGTTGATGATGTGATGATGACTGTTCCTCTGAACGCTCGTTACATTGCAATTGACAAGATGGGTTATGTATGGGCTTGGAAGATTAAGCCTAGCTATAACGCCCTGTTTGATGAGTTTGTTTGTACTGGTACTTACAGTCCTACATTCTTGGGTTTATTTGGAGAGTTCGAAGGTCAGTATAAAATCATCACACTCCCTGCTTGTGCTTGAGGTTATTATGTTCAAGTGGTTTAAATATCTCTTCCATCTCCATGAATGGGAAACTATAAAAGAGATTCGTTTAAATGTGTATGATGAGTTCGGTAAACTAGAAGACACAGGAACTCGTTACATACTTCGATGTAAAATATGTGGTCATATCACCAAGCGAGATATGATCTAAATAAAATAAGTCCCTATAGTTAAAAGGATATAACAGATTTCTTCTAAAAATCCATTCTAGGTTCGAGTCCTAGTGGGGACGCCAAATTAATTAGGAGGTGCTTATGAGTTGGGGTGGTGTAATATCCTTAATCTGTATCTTCCTTGTCTGTGTGGCCCTTACAGGCTGCGTACAGAGCCGTCCTGATGGATGGTGTGCGGTAGCAGTGGACGGTATTTGTGTATCTCGCTGGCATAAAGGTGAGAAGGTTCCTTCTGGTGAGATTGATATGCGCTGGAACGGAGCAACCTGTTCTAATGCCAACCCGTCTATCAACGAAGAGAAGTCTACGCCAGACAATGTTGTGATTGATACAGCGTTGTGGTGTGGTGGCTCTACGATTACGACCGGTAAGGAGTGGTAATATGACAGCTCATTATTGGAATACAAAGAAGCTTCTTGAAGAGATGGCTGGGGGTAGTAGAGTACAGCTAATCTCTATGCTTCGAATGGATGCTCGATCTTTACGCTTCCAAGTAAAGATTGGTAACTTCAGTGATGGCCTTTATTATACCCTGAAGGAAAGAATTAAGAAGACTCACTTCATCATGTACGGACTCAAACCGAGAACATACGTTAACTATATGTATTGGGATACATGCTACGATAATTAAGGAGTTGTTATGTTAGTTGAAGCCAAGCAAACATTGCCGGTAGTTCCTTTGTCTAGACTTCTTAGTGGGAGTGCTTTTAGACATGATAACGGTTTTTGGATTAAAGGAAATCAAGAGGTTGGAGGATATATCACCTGCATCAATATCTGCAACGGTGTTGTTGATGGTTTTTCTCCATCCGCTGAAGTAACCCCTCAACCTAATGCAAAGGTTGTAGGTTTGGTATATTAAGGAACTTATATGAAATTAGATTCTAAACAATCCCTTAAAACTGTTGAACTGTCCACGCTGCCAAACGGAAGTATTTTTGGTCATGATAAACACTTCTGGATTAAAACAGACTACTTGAGCGATGGGTATATCACCTGTGTCAATCTTTGGAATGGTTCAGTGGATGGCTATCGCCCTAGTGCAAAAGTAGTCCCTCAGCCTGATGCAAAGGCTATAGGTTTGGTCTACTAAGGAGTTCATATGAGCTGTTATGGTGGCGGAGAAGTGTATGATGACGATGACATGGAATCCAATGGTACATGCCCTGATTGTGGGTGTGAAACGTTTGATGGTGTGTCAGTATATCCTGCCTGTAGTTACTCTCCAGTGATCTGTAAGACATGTGGTGATCAGCCATGTGATCAGTATTGTTAAGAGGTTATTATGACTGAAGAATTTTTAGAGTGGTTTAGTGACACCTTCAAAGAATATCTATTCTCTCCAGAAGACTTTGAAGAGCTGAAAACCTACACTTGGTTGGCTTGGAGAGATAGCCGACGAGAAATGAATAAGTAATATCGTGAAGGATTCTTACGAGAGTCCTTTGAGATAGGACTTCAGATCTCCTATCAAACTAACATTCACGTAACTAGCCCATAAGGGCGTTACCCTTTAATAACCCAGCCCACTAAGGGGGCGGGAGTTTAGTGCTGGATTAGCATAATGCTTATTCCTACAAAGGCAACCGATTGTTAGATCTTACATGCAACATTAATTAATAGGATAAGGGAGGATTCGTCCCCTCCCCCTATTTTATTGAATCTTTATCTAAGCAAGTCTTATATAAATGTTTAATTGGAGGATGTATGAAAGCACGAAGAACTATATGGACTCCGATGCAGATTGAAAATCTTCGGAGACTAATCAAAGAGTACTCCGTTCAAGAAGTTGCTCAGATTATGAATGTAACGGAGAATGCAGTTAATACAGCTTGCACTAAGTTCGGTATCTCTAGAGCTGTAATCCGAGTTAAGTGGTCTAAAGAAGAAGATCAGTTCCTTATCCGTAATGCTGGGTTCATGTCTATTCAGAGAATGGCTGACATGCTCGGTAGAAGTTATGCTGCTGTACAGAACAGGGCATGTATGCACCTCAACATTAGCCTCAAACTTAAATAGGAATCAAGATGAAAATTATCCCCAAGGTCAAAGATAACACACATCCGCTGGATACTATCATCCCCGGAAACCCTTTCGTAGTTCAGCGGGGTACAGCATCACCTCAGTATTACATGCGTGTTAATAATGTGTCCAACAAGATCTCTGTAGAAGAGGGTTGGATTACTACAGTTAACCTTCTGACTGGTGTGCTGGGTGTTATGAAAGGTGACACTCAGGTGGAAATGATTCGTATGTCTGTGGTTCAGGAGTAGGTGTGAGCACAATACATATTAAGGTTCACAACAAAGAAGAAAAGAAACTCTTTGTTAAAGACTTATCAATCGCTGACATCTTCACTTTAAAAGAAGATGATAATCAGGTCATCTATTTGATGATGCCTGTGACTGGAGGGTATCGAAGGGCTGTTTGTTTGGGTACTGGTGTGCCTCGTCCTGTTGCTGATACTCTCGAAGTTGGCGAGAGGTTTGCCAAAGCAGAGATTGTATTAACTCCAATGTAAGGGTAAGCAAGTGATTACTTTTAAAGAGTTTTCGGAAGACATGCTAACCATGAAAGGCTTCGGTCAACGACAGCCCGACGGTTCAATTATCTGGTTCGTAAACGGTCAGAAAAAGGTAGCTAAATAACCTCTGTTTCTGTACCTCTTTTCAACTACTGTGACGCTTCTTTTAGCGTCGTTTTTGCGTAGGGAATTCCCTCTACGCAGTCATGATTTTTAGGAGCTATTCCCCCATGAGTAAAGTAAGTGCAATCGATGCAATCCGTCAGCCGTTCAACATCCAGTCCAAGTCCACACAAACCTTCAGTGAGCCTAAGCAGATTCGCTTGGGTGGCACGGAGAAGTCTGTGTTTGACGTTGCCAAGAACAAGAGCGTTACCATTGTTGAAGGTGGCACTCTGGTTAACGTTTCCCATCGTATCCGCACTGGCAAAACTGCCAAAGATCGTGCTAAGAAAGGTGAGTAATGAAAATAGGGAAACCAGCTAAGGATGTTCTAGCGAAGATTAGTGATATCTCTATTGGGGAAGTTTTCTCAGCAGAGCACTTTTCAAGCTACTACATGAAAATCCCTGACACTAAAGTAGAGGGTTGCATCATCCCTGCCAACGCAGTTAATCTGAACACAGGGCATTTGTCTGCATTCAAACCTGATTCACAGGTTACTGAAATCAAAGATGCCTACCTTGCCTTTGGTGGGGATAAATAGTATGATAGAACTTGTGTCAATTGTTTATAGAATCCATTATCGCCTAGATAAAGGGAAGTCTTATAAATGCAAAAGTAAGACAGGAAACAGATGCTCTGTAGAAAACAATTCTGGTCAATGGGTGGATGTTCCTTGTTGTTGGTTCAGAAAAGACCTAACCAGCAAAGAAATTGATGAAATCCTTAGTGATGATTTTGTAAAATCAGGCGATTTTTAGATAGAGTGACATTTATAGCCTTCCCTCCGGAGGGCTATGTGAGTTATTCTGACTCAACTAACCTAATCTTAATATATTTCCCGTATGGGGCCGATGCTAGGGAGAGGGACAGTCCTCGAACATCCGTCGGATAGATATTTTAAGAGCAGGTTATCCACAGATATTGGGTAATATCTTTTTTGTATTTAAAGCTTGGCTCTTTTCGGAGAGTCCTTTTTTAAATTCAAAGAGAGGAAATATGTCTAAATTAGATATGAAACTGCTAGCAGCAGCGGTAGTGATATGTGCACTAGCACTGGTAACGCAGAGAACGTCTGGATTTATTCAGTGTTTCTTTTCAGGTCAATCCACTTCTTATCAGTGGGTTATTGGTGAGTGTAAACAACAGGAGTAGGTATGAATACACGTCCCATCAAGGGCAACGTTAACATTGAAACTCTGAACAAGGTTGCATCAAACCTCGGTGGAATGTCCAACGAAGAGCTTGAGCAAGAGCTTGTTTGGCTTGCAAATGGCATTACGGTAGCAAAAAGTAAGATAGCTCGTGAGCAGAGCAATATGAAAGCTCACAAGTATATCATCCGTCGTGCAAACGTATTACCAGAGCGGGTTGTGTATCTTGCCCGTAAGAGTTATGAAAGTGCCAAAGAATCTCTGCTTGAAGCTGAGTTCCAGAAGCATCAATTCATGAACAACTATCGTAACTTCCGTGATATTCTTTACATCCGTAAGTCCGTTGAGTTGATCAAACAACAATAAGAGGTTTCAAAATGTTTCCAGTAACATTGCAGGATAAGCACGACAACGTATTAACAGTCTGGCCTCCTTGCTATGGATTTCTTCAGCACGACAACTACCATGGTGGTGATGATTGTGATGAAGATGACGACTATTACGACCCCATTACCTACGAAGCCAATGAAGGCTGGACGCAGTATGTCCATGTTTGGGATAGCAGCTATAGCTTGATGCAAAGCTCAGGCAGAGATGAAGTCCTGAGCAGAAATATGTCAATGGAAGATATTCGTATTATCTGGAACTCTGGAACCCACATCCCTATGCGTGGAAAGGATGGGAGCAACAACATCATCTCCTTCCAATATGCTTTCTATCACGCTGATGTAGGGGATGAAAAGCCTAAGAATGCAGTTGAGCTTTGGGCTGAATATCGTGAACGTCCTGATGTAACTGTCAAGTCAGTTATGGAAGCGCTTGAAGCTTTCATGGATAAAGATCGTCCTTCATGTCTTGTTTGGCATGAAAAAGGTTTTATGGGTGTAGTAACAGAAGATGTATCTGAACCAGTTCCTGCTGATCGTTGCCTGTTCTACCTTATGGTGAATCGTCTGTTCTATCAAGAAGACGAACAAGCAAACGTGTGGACTTTCCTTGATAAGCTCTACATGGATAATTGGTCTCCGTTACAAGCTCTTGCCTATTCTCGATTGATTAACGCAAAAGAGAACCTGTTTGGTGAAGTACGAGTTGCCTTTACTGGTAACGAATATGACAACTGCCTGTTCCCTGTAACACTGTACACAGTGGGTATCGGAGCTAATATGGCAGAACCTCGCCAGACCGCGTGGCGTCAACCGTCATATATGGCTGGTGAAGGACATTTTCGTGATGAAGACTACCAGAGTATTTGGTATGACGTTCCCGGACACGAAGAGCATGAGCTGTATGTAAACAACTCGATGTTCTTACCTATTATTCAACCAGAAGCCCTTCAAGATCGTGCCCTCAAAGAGCCTATGCTGATTGTAGCTTTTGCCAAAGCTATTTCCCTATCAGACAAGACTCGAAACGAGTTGTTGTATACTCGATTTGGTAATGACCGTGTTAACACTTACACACTGATTCGCCACTTTCAACAGTCGAATTTGTCAAATAATAGCAGCTTTGATGTGCTGCCTAGTACGGAGTGGGATTCAATTCTCACGAAACTTTTCTTAGGAAATTAAAGGTTAAAGACAATGGCAATTTCCACAACATTAGCTCCTGTAGAAGTTAGTGATATGTTGGGTGAGCAGAGTTTTGCGAGCCGAGTTTGTTTCGGTATCCACAACTCTATGCACAACTTTAGCACTCGTGACATTAACGGCCTGAGTACTCGAACCAGCTTGGATAACTTCACAGCGCACATGGGTAAGATTAACTACTGGCCCCACTGCAACATGGATGAGACTGAGTCTCATTTGGTGGATACTGCTGATGTACTGAACTCCTGTTCTATGTACAAAGATATGTTCACAATAACTTCTGCTAATAGTGTAGAGGTTGATCTTCGTGAACACGCAGCAGATAAAGTTTTTACAGGACTAATGACTTTCCGTAGCTATCTCGATTGCGAGTATGAATCTATGGATTTTCTTTCAGAGGGAGTTGATGATAGAGAAGAATGGCTATTCCGTCGTCGTGTTGGATTAGCTCTAGCTCTTGCTGGGGTAAGTAAGGACTTCTTTGGGGAGCTTAACTTTGATAGAGTTAATGACTCCACTGACGAATCAACATCTATCTATTTACCGCATGATTTACCAGCATTTGCATTTCTTCCGATTATTTGCAATACAGGTGAGTTTTCAACCGACGTTTGGTTGCAAAACAAAGTCGGAGAAGGTGATAACACATCAGGGTATATCCGAAACCATGACCGTGCAGCTCTTCGTCGTATTGCTCGTCGTCGAAACCAAAACGCAGAGATGTACTCTTCAATGAGTACCTTTTTGAGAGTTTGGTCTATGAGCACTGGTTGGAAACGTTCATCTCTTGATGAAAAGATTTCTAACATCAATGTAAATGGTTTCTTAGAACGTATTGAAAGTCGTTGCGGCTCTAATATGGAGAGCAACAAAGAAACAATCATATCCCTCTTTAAAGAATTGGTGGAATACTATAATGACTAAGCGCATCTTTTTAATTGGAACGGACCCAGAGATGTTTGTTCGTACTTCTTCTGGCATCATCACCTCTGTTGCTGGCAAGCTGGGTTGTTCTAAAGAAAATAAAATCGATCTGGCTAAGGATGTACGTCTCCAAGAAGACAACGTGCTGGCTGAGTTTGATATCAACCCACAACAAGGTTTTGAAGCGTTTAATGACAACGTTCAGCGCGGTATTGATCTTACCAACGAAGTTCTGAAGAAACAGGACATGGAAGCGGCTCTGGGTGTAAGTTCTCATATCTTCTCTAAAGAGGAATTGGAATCATTCCATCCGTCCGCTTTCGTGTTTGGTTGTACTCCAGACTTCAACGCATTCACTGGTCAAAAGAATGCTTCTCCAACTTCAGAGAACAAGGGCTTGCGTACAGCAGGTGGTCATGTGCACATTGGTGTCACTGGCTCTCTGGATGTGAATAAGAAGGTTCAGATGATGCTGGGCGTTCTGTGTGATTACTTCCTGTCATTGCCTGCTGTTCTGATGGATGGTGATACTCGACGTAAAGAGCTGTACGGTAAAGCATCCGCAATCCGTTACAAACCTTATGGCATTGAGTATCGCTCTCTGTCGAACTTCTGGATTGGCAAGAAAGAAGATCGTCAATTCGTGTACGATCAAGTTGACAAGGTTGTACAAAATAGCGACATGGAGTTCTTGATGAGCCTCCACTCTCGCCTTCCGATTGAAAAGCTGCACCAGATCATCAACACCAACGATGTTCGTGAAGCAGATGTGTTCTTGAAACGTTTACAGGTAGCGTAAGGGGTTATCGTGAGCTTAGTAACTGACTTCTCTCATTACTATTGTGGGACATGGATTGCTGAAAGACGTGGGAACTTAAACATCCCACTGTTTGTTATGAACGTATTCCAACAAGGTGAGTTCTCTCGTGATGACTTCTCTCATGAAGCAGAGATGGCTTTGATGTTCGAAGCAGAGCGTTGGTTTAAAACAGACTCAGGGTTTAACCGTACAACAGTTCAGATTGGGGTTTTCAACCCTAACCTGATTCTGGAATCCCCTGATGTTGGTTATCTTCAACACGGACGTAACATGGTAAGTTGGACTCACATCAATCCAGTTCGTCAGCGAGCTAAGGGGTTGATGGGTAACAAACTCCGTGGCGTAACTTCTCTAGGTCGTAACATCTCTGGTGAGATGGTTTATAACCTGTTTAACCCATCCTTTGAAGGCTTGTTGACTCGCTTTATCTTCATCAATCCTTCTGATGGTCTTGTTTATTATAAAGGTGCACATGTTGGTCGTGTGCTTCTTAGTGCTGGATATGACAGCCGTGGTCGTCAGACCGTACAACTGCTTGACAAGTTCAAGCATATTGAAAGTGATTTTAACCAATACACTGTGGAGTTAGTGGAGTCGTTATGACAACTGTAGCGCAAGCTTTTGGATACCGTAGTAATCGTCTGAGTGAAGCACATCCGAGTATCGCATTCCAATGCGGTATTGGTATTGAGCTGGAGCTTGAAGGTGACGATCATATCGAAGCAGATATGTGGGAATGTACAGAGGATGGCTCGCTTCGCAACGGATGTGAAATGGTCTGTTCTCGCCCTTACAATGGTGTAGAACTGTTTGACGCTATCAACAATCTGAGTGAGGCAGTGATGGAGTCCGAAGCAGAAGGGACTTGGCGATGTTCCACTCACGTTCATATGGATATGCGAGATGCTGATAGCAATATCGTTAAGAAAGTTATCCTTGGGTGGACTTTCTATGAAGCATTGATGTTTAAGTGCTCTGGTTATCACCGTTACCGTAGTAATTTCTGTCCTGCTTTTGCAGTGGTTCAGGCTCAAGTAATGAACGCTTCTGAAGCATTTAACTACGAAGGTGAGAACTTCTTCCGACATATCGTCGACCGTTGGGATAAGTACACATCACTCAACCTACTCCCTCTGGCTCAGTTCGGTTCTGTTGAGTTCCGTATCTCAGAGCCTAAGTGGAAGAAAGGTCAGCTGTTAAATCTGGTAAACCGCTTCTTGGTTCTTAAGAAATTAGCAGTTGAAAATGCAGAGATGGACAATGAAGAGTTTGTTGAGATGCTCAACAGGGTTCGTTTTGACCCTATGCTCCCGCACCTACCTCTGGACTACACCCCAAGACACGAAGATCTTGATAGCGGTTATCGTCTGGCTCGTGATATCCTGTTCTGTCGTAACCGATCTGTGCGTCAGGTTGGGCGTATTCGTTTACAAACTCTTGATAGTAGTGGGTCGGTAGTTGTATCCCTTCGTGATATGTCTGACTTCTATGGCTTCCTCGGATATGTCCGTGGTAATGCTCAAGATGTTCATAACGAGATCATGGCTCTGTATGAAACAGAGATTAGTGAAACTCGTGAAGCAACAGAAGGGCAGATTCGTAACATGCTCAACATGATGCGTGAATCTGGCGTCTCTGATAACAACGTCACTGAGTATATTCCAGACCACTTGGAAATTCAGTTAGAACGACTGCTGTAACAATGGGTGCCTCGAAAGGGGCACAATTAAAGGTTAATTAGATGAAAGGGTTTACCCTTCAGGTGGATTAGAAAATTTGTGGTATCGTATTAGCAGGTGGAAGCCTCTCAAGTTATGACTTAGATGTTTACAACCAGCTTCTTTATGCTGGTGTATTTCGTGGTCAACACTCAACTGGTATTTTCGGTCAGCGTAAAAGCGAAAGATCTGTGTTCTCTTACAAAGAAGCACTACCTTCCTATGCTTTCATGTTACAGAAAGAGTACACCGAGCTGACAACTGGCCTTACTAATTACACAGTGCCTCCTTCATGGATTGTTGGTCATAGCCGACATGCTACGAAAGGTGCTATTAACTCACGTAACGCTCACCCATTCTCTCACGGAAACATCACTCTGGTTCATAACGGAACCTTAGTTGATCAAGACCTTCTGCCTGACAGTAAGGTTTTTGAGGTTGATAGTGAGAACATCTGCCACTCTATTAACAAGATTGGTGCAGCAGAGACTATTCAGAAGTTGGATGGTGCATTCACTCTGATCTGGCATGATGCAAGTGATAACCGTCTTCACATCATTCGCAACGATGAGCGTCCATTCCATCTGGCCCGTCTGGGAACTTCATGGTTTGGTGCTTCAGAAGAAGCTATGTTGATGTGGATTCTTCAGCGTTCTAAGAGCCACAAGAATCGAATCGATGAGCACTTTGAGTGTAAAGTCGGTACAGAGTACATCTTTGATGTTTCTGACAACAAGATGACTTTGGTAGAGGAGGTCGTACATGAACTCCCGGTTTTTACGGTAGCAACGCGTTGGGGAAGTTATTACTCGAACAGCTACAGCAACAATCACTCAAGCGGGATAAAAAGTTACGTAAACGGGAACAGCGACGAGCAAAGAAAGCCCGGCGTAACCGCAGGTGATGTACGTCGTCGTGAAGCAATCTTGAAACAAAACAAGATCGCATCTGACAAAGGTGTTGATATCCGTCGTGATATGCAGGTTGATATTATTCCTCACGAGTTTGTTTGTTATAAAGATACCGATCGCGGTAAGATGGTTGGTTATATTTATGATGACAAAGCTCAAGAGTATATTGAGGGTGATGTTCATAACATCCTGCAAACTGATTACGAAGCTGCTCTTAAGAATAAGCATATGGTTTACCGTGGTACGGTTGGCTGTATTTCTGAAGTTAATAGCATGATTCGTTTGGTGTTGATCTCTGGTCACTTCTTTGACTTGTCGAAAAAGGAGCCGGAAAGCACTACAGCTGATTTCGATGATGATATCCCTTTTGATGCAGAGGATAGTTTTGTCAGCAAGAATGGGGTGACTATCACTCGTAAGTTCTGGGAAGCCCATTCCCATGGTGATTGTGGTGGCTGTGATAAGCACATCGACTGGAAAGAAGCCCCAAGTGCAATCTTCGCATACCAAGCATATTGGCATAAAGCTTGTTTTGATTCTATCCAGAAGCAAGTAGAAGACGTTGAAGAGGATGAGATTCCTATCGGTGTTTGTTCGGTGTGCGGTGAAGTGAAGTCTGACTTTGAATTTGATGAAGAGTTCAGTAAACTTCGTGGTGACGATGTTTGTAAAATCTGTGCTAATAAAGCAAAGAAGCAAGCAACTCAAGTCACCCTGAAAGAGGGTTATGTTTGGACTAAGTGTGTTGATACAACAAGTGCTCGACGTCCTGAAGTAGCTCTTCGTGTCGATCAAAAGATTCTGGACAACATGGTTGTCATGGAATCCTCAACCAAGCGTAAGAGTGAAATCACTCTGGAAGATGTATTCGGTGCTTACATTGAGAAGCGTTGGGGTGGTATTTATGCTATTGCAGTGACTACCCCAAAGGAGGAATCCGCTCCAGTAGCGGAAACCTTTCGTGAGTCAAAAGTCTCAATTACCAGAACAGTTGCCTCTTCCGATGGAAACCGTTCAGCAACCTTCACAAAAGCCCTCTGGTCTACTTTGGGGTTTTGTGCAGTCTGTTTTAAAAAGATTCCGTGGCGTGATGCAGAACTCTGCACACTAAACAATACCAATCAAGTGGTGTGCGATTCAGTGCACTGTAAAGGTCATAATTAAGAGGTGTATTATGGAAATTCGTAAGATGATGTTGGATAACGTTGTAACCACTCGCCGTATTCCAATGACAAGCACAGGATGTGATAACCTTCGTGCAATCCAGAAGTGGATGCAAGAGGGTATTGGTGGGTTAGTTAATGCACCTGTTGAGATTCCTTTCCCAACAGTTATTAACAACGTGCTGGCTGACTATGTGAAACTGAAAGGTATCAAGGTTGAGCCTCATGTCAAGCAAGGAAACTAACAAGCCGAAAATTACCCTGCTGGAGTATCAACGACTCCGGCTACAGAACATGACAACGGAACAGCGAAAAGTGTATCCGATTGCTATGGGTTTAATGGATGCACCTTCTGATGAAGCAGAAGAGATCTGCATCTTTGATTATCACACTCTTGAAGAACGTATCCAACGTACTCGCAACGAAATTCTTAAACTTAAAGGTATCTAAAAATGACTACTCGTATCCGTGTTCTCCCTTATGGCCCTTCTGATTCTGTTAATGCTCTGGTGTCCAGCTTGAATCAACATCTCCGTGACAACCGAATCAATGCTAACGCAATGGCTCTTCTGTCTGATGGAACCAGCCGATTCCGTGCTCGTTCTGGTGATGTGATCATCAACTACGGAAACCGTCGTTATCAAGAATCCTTCTTCGAAGGTGCAACGGTCCTGAACAACGTAGCAGCGTTGAATCGTGCGGCGAACAAGGTTGCAGCTTTCAATACTATGCGTCTTGCGGAAGTCAAGACTGTTGAATATACCACTAATCGTGAAGAAGCACAGAACTGGAACCGAAATAGTATTGTTTATGAACGTGGTGTACTGAACGGTCACTCTGGTGAAGGTATCACTGTTCGTCTTACTCGTGAAGGTATTGCAGAGGCTCCTCTGTACACGAAAGCAATCACTGGCCCACGTCGTGAATGGCGTGTTCATGTCTTTGAAGGTGTTATTACTTACGTACAGAAGAAGATTCGTCGTAATGGGTATCGTGATAACCCTGACTATCGTGAAGATGTTCGTAATCATCACACTGGTTGGGTTTATTCAAATGCTTTTAATGATTCACCAAATGATCAGGTTCTGATTCAAGCGCACAAAGCAGTACAAGCACTCGGTCTTAACTTTGGTGCTGTTGACATTATCAGTAAAGGCGAGGAAGCATGGGTGTTAGAAGTTAACACCGCTCCGGGCCTGACTGGTACGACTCTGGAAACTTACCAGCACAACTTCTTGCAGTATGTTGAGTCTCTCCGTGGTCAAAACCCTGAGTATCGTGTAGCATACCCTCTGCCAGTTATTCAGGAAACTGTGGAGCTGGAAGATGATGCAGAAGAGGCTGCTGATGAGAACTTTGCTTTAGCTGGTGATACTCCTACAGTTGAGCCTGTTGTTGAAGAAGTTCAAGAAGTGATGCAAGCTGAAACAACTGCACCAAATGCTCGTCCCATTAATGAAAATGCAAACCTGACCCGTGGATATTACCTAGCGAATATCAACCACCCTGATCGTAACTACGGACGGATTGCTTCTAATGTTGTTGTATTCTTCTGCGGTCGCAACTTCTATCGCTCTGGTTGGAACACTCCAATTAGTCGTGAACAGATTGGTCGTGTTCGTCGTCTTGCATCAGTAACTACCGTTAATGGTGAAGTAGTAAACTTTTAATTAAACCCCCAAGGAATGGAATTATGTTGTCTATTGAAGATTTGATTAGTCGCGGAATGACTGAAGAAAAAGAGCCTCTGATTATTGGTTCTCGTAGCAAACTGAAAGAACTCTGCAAAGAGTTCGGTATCACAAATGAGCGGATGATTGGTAATCAATTCTCTGCTATCGTAACGTTCCTAAAGCGTGGAGATGAGTACTCAATGCAGTGTGTGAGTCGTATCATCTCTATCGCCCAAGAAGATAAGGGAGTAACTTCTTTATGAGTCAGTATAACGTCATCTTTCGAACCTCCACTCCAGATGGTCAGGTACAGTCAATGCTCATTGAAGCAGATCACTTTAACCGAGACGGTAGAGCGATTAACTTCTACCGAGACGATGTTCTGGTGGGTACGTTTGAAACAGATGTTATTTGCGGTGTAATCAAAAACTTCACAGCATAGCAATCTGCTCTAGCTTCTTCGAAAGAGGAGGCTAGTTCGGATTAACTAAACAATGAACAAAGGTATTTAAAATGTCAGAAGTAATTTATGTAGCAACTTATGGTTCTCTTCGTACTGGTCAGGCTAACTTCCGAGTGAATGCTCGTGCAGGTGCTGAATCGATTGGTGAAGGTTTCACTAAAGAAAACTACAACCTGTACCGCTACGGTGGTTCATACTTCCCAAGTGTTTCTCTGGAACACAGCAGTAACGGTAAACCTGTTCGTGTTGAAGTGTTTAAGACGGATATGGATGGTGTTGAGGGCGCTTATGACATGCTGGAAGGGCATCGTGGTAATGACAACCCACACACTTTCTACAAGCGTACACCTATCGAAGTGGTTCTGGATAGTGGTGAAACTGTCACTGCTTGGATTTATCACATTGATGAAGAGCAAGATGAACTGGTTGAATCTGGTGACTGGTCTCTTTATCTGTCAGAGGATAACTGATGGATTTGATTGAGTGTCAGAGGTTAAGGACACTAGAATCAGACTATTTAAAAATGCGATGGAAGATCAATAAATACGAAAAGCTTGTCAGTATGCTAGATAGAGAAAAGCATAGTGAAGAGTTTATCGAACGTACATCGACACGTTTAGCTTTCTTTAGGGTCCAGCAGGAAGAAATCTGGGACATGATTCGAAGTTTTTATAAGTAAGGTAGTTTGCTCAAGGAGAATCCAAGGAGGATAGAGCATGTCAAAGATCATTTTGGGAGACACAGGCTGTAAGGAGTGCATCTCTCATGGTCGTGATAAAACCCACAATCACATGATTCTCTTCCGTAATGAGGAATCCGGTGAAGAGTGGGGTAGTTGTAACCGGTGTGGTAATTACGAAGTCTTTGAGAAAGGCACGACACCTACACCAAATGAAAAGAAAGAGCTGTCCCCTGAAGAACTTCGAGAGGTCTTGGATGATTGCTTGGAGTTACCTCAAGGAGAACTCACTCGTCGATTAATCCCTAAAGCTGTATCAGAGCGTTTTGAATGTCGTATTGGTCTCAGTCAAACTGATGGTCAGACACCGGACAGTTACTTCTTTCCTCGTGAACGTGACGGAAACATTGTCGGTTACGAGGTTAAACTACTTGATAGTAAAAAGTTTTATTACATCGGTAGTGTGAAAGAAGCTGATTTGTTTGGTATGGCACAGGCTAAACGTGGAGATGTGTATAATAAGAAGCTCTTCATCTTTGAAGACCCCTTGTCTTGCATGTCTGGCTTCCACGTTCTTACAGCTTTTACAAATGCAACAAACATTAAACCAGCGTGTGTCTCTTTACCGTTCGGTGCAGGGTCGATTTCTTCCGTTCTGTCTCGCAACCGTGAGTTCTTGAATGGTTTTGAAGAGGTTGTCCTTTGTATGGACAACGATGATGCTGGTGAGATTGCTCTTACCAAAGGGCGTGCTCTGTTCCCACATGTGAAGTTTGCTCGTATTCCTAAAGGTTCTTTCCAGTACAACGGTGTTGAGAAAGAGCTTAAAGATGCGAATGATATGCTCCTCTCTGGTCGTGGTCAGGAATTGTTTAACATTCTTAAATATTCAGCGAAGCGGGAATCTCCAGCTGGTGCTGTAACTGTTTTTGATTGCTTAGATGATGCTCTGAAGAAAGCAGAGTGGGGTATCCCATACCCGTGGAAAACTCTTAATGAGATGACCTACGGTATTCGTTGGGGAGAAATGGTAGCAATTGGTGGTGGTGTAGGCTCTGGTAAAACATTGATTGCACATGAACTGGTTGCTTGGCTTTGCCTTGAGCATGGTTTTAATGGTGGCGGATTCTTCTTGGAAGAGAAGGTCGGAATGTCCGTTAAGAACATTGCAGGCAAGTCAGCATCTATTCCTTTCCATAGACCTGATGTTGAGTATGATGAAGATACATTGCGTAACGAAGCTCTTCGATATGCAGATAAATTCTTCCTCTATGATAACTTTGGTCAGAATGAATGGGCCGACATTAAACAGTGTATCCGTTTCTGGGTTGTTGAAAACCAGTGTAAGTTTATCATCCTTGATAACATTACCGCTCTGGTGTCTCATTTAACACCTTCAGAGATTAACACTGAAATCAGTAAGATTGCTTCCGAGCTTGCTGGTATGTGTCAAGAATTAAACTTCACAGCATTCGTACTATCTCACCTCAATGCTCCGGCAGGTGGTGCACCTCATGAAGAAGGTGGTCAGGTTCGAGAGGTACAGTTTACTGGCTCTCGTTCTCTTATGCGTTGGTGTCAATGTATCATCGGTTTTGAACGTGACAAACAAGCAGATGGTCTGGCTAAGAACCTCTCCATTATACGACTCCTCAAAGAGCGTAACTATGGACAAACAGGGGTGTGCTATACGAAGTATGTAGGAGAGACGGGACGGTTGCTTGAGCGTGAAGATCATGAAATTGATGAAGAAAACCCATTCTCGCTGACAAATGGAGAGGATGCAGCATCACTTCTTGCTCAAGATGGAGAGAAAAGCCCGTGGTAAAGAAAGTCTACGCATTTGATATTGAGAGTGATGCACTGTACGACAATATCACAAACGTATGGTGTATCTTTATCTTCGATATATCAACTGGTGAACGGTGGGGATTTCGCCCTCACCAGATTGAAGAGGGTATCAAGAAACTTACAGAGGCTGATGTTGTTGTAGGTCATAACGTTATTGACTTCGACTTATGTGCTCTGAAGAAGATGTACCCTGATTTGATTGATTACAAATTCAACGTCCTAGACACTTTATGTCTGAGTCGGTATCTTAAACCTGACCGTATTGGTGACAGTCCTGAGTATCCGAAAGGCGACCCTAGACATGGCCCAAGAGGTCATGGCTTAAAGCAATGGGGTGAGTTCTTAGAAGAGCTTAAGGGTGATTACGGTGAACAGGAAGAAGCATGGGATGCCTTTACAGAGGACATGTTTACTTATTGTGAACAGGACGTAAACTTAACGGTTAAGGTTTATAAATATCTTTGCCATATTGCAAACTTTGACCCAAATGACCCCCCATCTTTATATTGGAAAATGTAAATGTATAATATCCCTAATGCACTAATTCGTCGTCGGATTGATGATAGTCCGCAGCTTGTGTCTGGTCTTACGTTAATTAACGAGTTGATTGCAAACCGTTTAATCCCTGATGGTGTGTACCCTATCATTGCAGGTGGTGCTGTTAGGGATGCAATCTTTCAGACGCGTGAACCTCACGACATTGATATCTTTCTCATCACTACAGAGGGTGGATTGCCGAGACAGTCTGTAACTGATCGGTCGATGTGGCGAGCTAAGGCTCGCTTGTTCCTTGAAGATTTCAAAGAGTGGGCAGAGGCTCATGGTGTTGAAACAAGATCTCTTCTCATTGAGCAGGATATTGGACGAAGTAATAATCAATATGCCCCTGGGTCTTCTTTGAATTTTGTAGATATCCTAGAGATTAATTATCAGAGTGCAAAGATTCAGTTAATGTTCAATGAACCTACCTCACTTGGGGCGCTGGCTGCTACTTTCCCGAGCGTGTGTCGTGGATTCTTAGCACTAGATTCACTTTGGTTCTCTTCTGACGGCTTCTATGCAATGACTGAAACAGGTGCAATCCCTGTTTGTTCTAACCGTGAAGTGGCATATGTCCACAAGAAATGGCCTGATGCAGAGATTGCATTCTTCGGATACGATGGTCACATTACTGATTATTATTGTTGGATCACTTCACCACTTACAACAAGTCGTGTCTCTGATTTAGTGACAGAGGGTGGAATAATCATACCTGCATACAATGACAAACTAGCCCGAATCGGTGGGGATATCAGTCGCTTCTTTGGTGTCAGAGAGGATGTTATCCGAAGTGGTTATGGTGCAGATTTCTATCGTATACTGAATAGTCAATGGACAGCTAATCTTCAACCTCTAGAGCAAGAGCCTACCCCTGATATCTCAACAGATGATACTTGGGCTATGCCTCGTGCAGTAGATACACGAAATGATATATCACCTCCTCAGCGTGCTCGTTCTTCATTTAGTGCACGTGTGTCTGAATTTGCAGCAGCCTTTGGGGCAGGAACTAACCGAGTAAATCAACCAGCTCAAGCTGTGCCTATCAGTGGTGGAGCGGGTGGTAACTTTGAAGCCAACACGGTATCAAACAGGTGGCATGTAGAAGCAAACCAAGCAATTCAGTCGGGTAGCATAGTCCGACCGTGGTACACAAACCCTCGCACAGCAGGGGTTAACTCTATTAACGAAACATCAGCTCGTCGTTTAGGACAGATTAATAATCCAGTCTGGGTTGACGAAAGCGACAGTATCACAGATTAACATAAGGAATAAGAATGAGTTTATTAGGAAGCATGGAATTACACGACGTTATCGATAACGGTTTTCTGGATGCGGAGCATAAGTATGTTAACGCTGCTAGTGTGGATATCCGTATTGGTGATACTATCCTTATTGAAGAACAGGCTGATGGGATTGTTGACATTGATGCGAAAGAAAATCTCAAGTGGAAAGAAGTAAAAATCCCTGAAGACGGTATTATCATTACTCCGGGACAATTCTTCTTAGCTCACTCGATGGAAGAGTTTAACCTTCCAGATAACATCTCCAGTTTGTTTGTCCTGCGGTCTTCGATGGCTCGTTGTGGCTTGAACCATCTCCACGCTGGGTGGGCAGACGCAGGGTTTAATAGCAGTAAGCTGACATTTGAATTCCATAACGTAACCAAGCATCATAGCTTACGAGTTCGTGCTGGTATGCGTGTTGGTCAGATGGTTATGTTTGAGCACTCTCATGCAGGGGAACATTCATATGCAGTGAAGGGTCGTTATAATAATTCTGAAGGTGTAGTTGCATCTAAAGGGGTGTGATCAAGATGAAACAAGAAACTGTAGCATCTTTAGCAATTGGTGTAATCCTCGGCATGTTAGCTATGGGATTAATGATGGCTCAAATTGGCCCTAACTCGTCATCTAAGGTTGCTGATAGAAAAGCCGCTTGTGAAATAAACCTTCCTCGTAATCAGGTCTGTGTAATGCAGTTTGTCCCTGAATCGGTTGACAGATAGTGGAGTTTGGAACAATGAAAAAGTGGTGTGTTCGTGTTTATGATAACAACACCCAAGAAATATCTTCGGCTATTTTTTGTAACACTCGACAAGAAGCTCGAATCTGTAAAAAGAACTGGAAGGTATGTTTACGGTGTAAGAAAGTTACTATCAGCAAAGCCATGATAAACTCAACAGGGGCATTTATGGCTGGTAGCAAGGTGTACTACTAATGAGAGCAGGTCTTATGAAAATAGTTTGGTTAGTTAAAACAGAGTGGAAGAGTGGGGGTGTGACCATGACCTACCAGAAGACACGAGAAGATGCACGCAATCTTAAGAAGTCAATCTGTGCACTAAACGATGGCTCCACTACCTCTGTTAAGATTCTCAAGGGCTATGAGTATACCTCAGGCCGTATTTATATCAGCGGAAAGGTACATTACTAATGAAAAAGATGTGGGCTATTCATGTTGTTTGGGATCTTGAGCAACATATGAGAAAAGATAACATCAAATTGTTTGACACTCGCAAAGAGGCTCGTATTGCTAAGAAACAGTTGAAGACTCTGGGCACAATAGTAAAAAGCGCTGACATACATCGCTGGCATGAAGACCCTAACACTGGTTCTTTTATGTCTAAAGTAATTTACTACTGATTGGTAGTAGATATGATCACTCTCAAATGTATATACAGTATAAGAATATTGTGTTAAACAGGAGAGAGTGAAATGTTAGATTTGAGTAAAGTGGCTCCGCCAGCCGAAGAGATTAATAAATCAAAGGTTATGCAGCAGTTCTATCATCGTGATATGCTTGGTCGATTCATCAAGAATCGTGATGTTGTTGCATGGTCTATCGGGAATCAGGGTTATCTTCTCAAGGTATTACAGGTAACTGGTTCTACAGCAAAACGTGTTAAGGTGTATGACCCTGAGATGGGACGTTCTAAGTCAGTTGACCCACAGAACTGCATCGTTATCACCCAACAGGTAATCTCAAATCTGGAACGAAATGTAGCTAACTCTACTGAGCTTGAAGGAGATGAACCTAATGCATAATAATGTCTTCGACTTACCTGAACTGACACGAGTGGGTTCTAGCAACCCATTCTCTACAACTGACTCTTCTATCTCTCGTCTAGAGGGAATGAATAAATTGATTAGCGGTAACAGCCTAGAGCACATCCTGTGTGGTGTGCAGGCTAACCTTGAACTTCTACACATCAAATCAAAGAACTATCACTGGAACGTCTCTGGAGCTGGTTTCCAAGGTGTTCACGGTATGTTCGATGAACTAGAAGATTATGCTCGTGAAACTGGTGATCGGGTAGCAGAGCGAATGCGTTATCACTGCATTAAAGTGGATGCAACAGCTAGTAGCTATCTTGGTTGTGCTTGGTTCCGAGAAGGTAACGCTGATCTCGACATGGACGGTATGCTTTCTGACATGTGCATGACTCTTATGTGTATCATTGAGAAGATGGACGAGTTTGATTCAGACTTGTGCACCTATCCAGTTGATCAGAGTATGCTTCAAGAAATTAATGAAGGTCTTGGAAAGTTCTGTTACTTCGTCAAGAGCAACATGTCCCACTCCAGTGGTGACGTGTCTTACTAATCAAACCTCCGCCCTGTCTCCTAATCCGAGGTGGGGCGAACTTCTTTATAAGGATGTGAATATGTTTTCAGCAATCGTATGGTCTTTTTGGGCAATCATTATTGGTGGTATCGTCTATCTGGCCCAGAAGCAGATGCTTAAAGAAAATCCAAGTGAAGCTAAAGCTATTAAACATGGCAGCATCGCTCTGGTAGTTTGTACTATTGTGATTCCTTTCCTTCTCCACCTGTGGACTGCATAAGGGTTTGATATGATTTCACTGATTGTGTGGGCCGTGTGGTCGTTAATAGTTGGTACTGTTATATATAAAGCTCGAAATTTAGCAATTAAAGAAAACCCAGCAGAAGAGGATGTTAAAGCTATCAAGCTAGGTAGTGTTGTTCTGGTACATTTTGCTATAACACTACCTCTTGTTATTATTCTTTGTATGCTATAAGGAATCCAAAGAGTGAAACTAAACCTACCTGAAGAATTACAAGCACATGCCATTATCGTTAGCGGCTGTGTGATGGGTCTTGGTCAGACAAAGAAGATTGCTCATGACTTAGCAAAAGGTCAGTATAAATCTTTTATTGTTGTTCCTGCTACCCAGCATCATATCAACCTGTTTATTAACAAGGAATAGAATGAGTAAAGTAATTAAGTTTTATAGTGATCAGTGTGCTCCATGTAAAGCAATGGCTCCTACCTTTGAGAAGGTTGTTAAGGAGTTTGATGTAGAAGTGGAAGAGATTAATATCCTTGAAGGTGATGGTCGTGAACAAGCTGTTAAGTATGGTGTACGAAGTATCCCTGCTTTCGTTGTGCCTGACCGTAACAGTGGTGCACACTACAGCATCTCTGGTATGCAGACTGAAGCAAACCTGAAAGCATTCTTAACTACTGCCCTAGGTGTTTGATTATGAAAAAATATTGGACGGTGGTATATTATATCTACCAAGATCTGTCTATACCTGTTACAGAGCACTTTGCTACTCGTAAAGATGCTCGCCGTTTTAAGAAGGCTCTTAAGATGGCTCCAAAGATTTATAGTAAAGTAAGCTTACATAAATCAACATTGTCAGAGATGGGAACCTTAGTGGTTTATTATGTAAAAGAATATTAATAAGGAAATTCACGGATGAATGAACAATTACAAGCAACATTAATCGAAGCTATGGGAAGTGATCGTAGCGTAGTAAACGCAGCTCGAGTTTCCTTTGGCGTAACCCGTGAAGGTGATTTAAATGAACGTGATGAACGTCTCATCAACTTCCTCGCAAGAGAGAAGCATGTCACGCCTTTCAGGCACCCGCAAGTCAGTTTCCGATGCAAAGCACCTATCGCAATTGCGAGACAGCTGGGCAAGCATCAGGTTGGATTCTCGTGGAACGAAATGTCCCGGAGGTATAAAGATGGAGCAGTTGAAGTCTTCATCCCTAAAGAGATTTTTGCGAGACCTTCGGACCTCCATGCAGGTTCAGGGGTTCAACTCATTGATGGAGAGCGAGCTGAAGCATTAATGTTGATTAACGATGCATATGAAGCCTCTCTAGCAGCATATGACAAGTTGATTGAATTCGTTGCACCAGAGCAAGCTCGATTTGTTCTTCCTCAGGGAATGATCACTGAGTGGGTGTGGACTGGTTCTTTGTATGGCTGGTTTGAGTTGTGTCGTCAGCGACTCTCCTCTCACGCTCAATACGAAGTTCGAGTGTTTGCTCAATCTCTGGATGAAGAGATGGCTAAACTCTACCCAATCTCGTGGGCAGCTCTGAAGAAAACTTTGGAGAATTAATATTGGAAGAAGATGATGATGATGTGTTCTGCACCAAGTGTGGGATGACAGTTGATGATGCATATGACCCAAGTGTAGAGATTTGTCCTTGTTGTGGAGTATGTGAATACTGCTGTTCCCACAACTCAGAGGATTAGCAGGAGAGAAGATGGATAAGAAAGTGTGTAGCTTCTGTAAGAAAGAGAAGACTATCATCAATTTTAAGCCCAATCCTGTGACTGGTTTGTCTCATGTTATGTGTCACTCCTGTAGGACATATCTTGAAACAAAGCACACCATTAACAGGTTGCATTATTATCACCCAACAACATTCAAATTTAAGGTTGTGAAATGAGTAGCTTACACTCTACTAAAAAGAATAACTTCTATCGTCAGCGAAGAGCACGAAGTAATGCCTCTCGGAAAATGAAAGGTATGCAACTGACTCACGAGCAAATCAAACAGATTAACAACATCATCTCCCAAGTTGTATGGGATGTTACTGTTGGTGAGCCGGAGTGAAGTGTTCTAAATGTGAAGGAACAAACCTAAACTTAAGTTCTAAAGTTATCAGCGAGCTTGCTAAAGGCTCACCCACCAAAGGGAAGAACAAGAAGTTCATTAATGTTCGGGTCTATACAACAACATGTAAAGATTGTCGAACCTCTGTATTTAATTACGAAGAGCTAGGAGAGCGAAAATGAGCCGTAGACAGTCCCGTAGAGAATCTCGTAAAGATTTACGTCGTGAAGCCTTAGTCACTAAGAAAGGTAAGCGTGAGTATGAAGAGGTTGTTTTAGCGAAGCCAGTGGTCCCTCAGAATCAGTTTCAATCTGAGCTACTCAATGCTATCAAGACTAAACAAGTGGTGTTCACAGACGCTCCTGCGGGCTGTGGTAAGACGTTCGTCATCACCTCTACTGTCATTGATGCACTGAAGAGTGGTAAGATTCAAAAGATTATCATTAGCCGACCCTCTGTTGGCATGGGTAACTCTCTTGGATTACTTCCGGGTGGGCTTCGTGATAAGTTCGAACCATACCTGATGCCTATTGTTGATGTAATCACTCAGCGGTATGGTAAAGGTTTCTATGAATGTCAGCTTGGTAATGGGAACATTGAGTTTGTGCCTCTGGAATATCTCCGTGGTCGCTCTTTCAATGATGCCATTGTTATTGTGGATGAGTTCCAGAATACAACCAAAGATGAAGCATTCTCTATTATGACTCGCTTGGGTGAAACATCCCAGCTGTTCTGCATGGGTGACACTAACCAGCACGATATGAAAGGCCGAGAGAGCGGTCTTACTTGGGCTACTGAGTTCATTGACGATCACGACCTGTACGAGTTCGCTGATATTGTTGATGGCGACTCAGATGATATTGTTCGTTCTGGTTTCTGTAAAGCAATCGTTAAAGCTATGGAAAAGGGTGGTAATTAAATGCAAGTTGCCCTAGTTATCCGAGACTGTGGTGATGGTACTTCTACCATTGACTTCTACAAAAACATTGAACAAGCATGTTTTGAGTGTGAAGAATTTAATGAAGATACCTGTGTAAATGATGGTGAACCAACTATTATTGATGTTCCTGACACTTTTGTACCACCTACAGGGTGGTGTGACTAAAGCTGGCAACTAAAGCTACCCTCTCATAATGTATACTCCTTAGTGTACACTGATATATTAAGGAGTTGTAAATGACTGATAAGGCTAAAAGAGATTATGCACAAGAAAGACGTACAGCCATCGCAAGAGGTGAAACGGGAGTTGGAAGTAAGAGCGGAGATGCTCAGCGCCACCGTGCACGTCGCATCGTTGAAAAACGCGTTGGAAAATCTGCACTCAAAGGTAAAGATGTCGGACACAAACGAGCCATTAAATCAGGAGGCTCTAATGCGTCAAGCAACTTACGTGTTGAGACAGTCAGCGGAAATCGTTCAGCTGGCGGCAAAAGTGGAGATCGCGCTGGAAAATCAGCTGGCGGTCGCAAAGGGGCTTTAAGCTCAAGTTAATCAGAGGCTACCCATTTGGGTGGCCTTTTCTTTTATACAAATCCTTTAGGTAATAAAATATGTCTATCGTAAAAACTGTAACTATCATCGATTCTCTTTCTACTAAACTTGTTAAATGGAACTTCACTAATTATGCTGAGAATGCTCTTAACGCGTCTATCATTGCTAATCAGATTTCTCATAACCCAAAGACAGCTCGAACTAACGTAATCCTTCGTGGTGCTGATGGCAAGTTCATCTCTTATAAAAACAAAAACGTAGAAAAGGTTTATCGTGTTGCAGTAGAAAATCTTCTTCCTTTCCCTAAAGGAGTTTAATATGTCTCTGGTGAAAACTATCCAGATCAGTGATCGTTACGACAACGGCACAGGCCAGACCTTCAAGCTCAAAATCGCCTCAGCTCCAGAAGATATTATGGATTTTGGTATGATGGAAGAGAGGGATGCCGCTGAAAATATCTTAATGTTTAAAGAAACTGCCCGCACTAATGTGATGCTTCGAGACAGCAAAGGCCGTTTTGTTTCTTACAAAAACCCTAAAGTGCAAGAAGATATTCAAGCAGCAGTTGATTTGTTGATTCCTTTTCCTAAGGGGTGAGTGATGCCATTACCTATCAGACATGCCCACCGCTTCTGTGTAGAGAAGTGGGAAGACGTTGTAGATGCGCTCTCAGAAGAAGAGTTAGATCTATTTAATGATCTACTAGCTAAGGTCAGAGAGTCAAAATCCATACACCGTCAGTATGTAGTTATTAGTAACAAACATCCAGAGCTTTATGAAGAAGTGTGGGGTATGAAGCTTGCACAGGTTCAGAAAGATGTTATGGAGAGACATGCAGACTTTAGGGTTCCTGCAAGAGCTTTCCGTGTACGTGAAGTTGCGTACCAAGTGGAAGCAACTGAAGTTCCTAGCACGGATGAGGCTTTGGACGTAATAGCAGACAACCAAGCGTTTACAGATTTACTATACCGATAATAAAAGGAGAGGGTGATGGAGAACCCTGATGTACTTCCGTTCTTAACGGAGATGACTGTCGCTGATATAATTTCAAAGCAAGCGAAGAGTGGTGTCAACTTTAATCGGAGGAATGCACGGTGGTATGTTCACCTTCTCAGAGAGATTATCGTTAACATCGACAGAGAGCTGATTCCTCTGTTACCTAAGATGAGGGTTGATGGTTCTACTTACATGAAACCCTTTAAGAAGACTGGTGCTCTTCAGAAGTGGCCTCAATTATATTGTGACAGAGTGGGGTTAAAGAGGGAAGATATCGGTGGAGCTTTTACTTGTGTTGAGTATGTTGACTTTGACCCATCAAAGGATGCACGAGTTAAAGAAGCACTGATGGATGAAGGTTTTCTTCCTCCAGAATTTAATACATCTAAGAAGCCTTGGAACACATTTGAGATTAAGCGAGCCTTGCGTAAGTGTGGAACGTATCAAGAATGGTACAACTCTTGGATGCGTGGCAATGAGAAAGAGCGACAGACAGCTCAGATGGTTGATGCTGATATCAAGAAATTCTTGGATAAGCACTTTCGTCACAAAACTGTCAACTACATGAAGGCTTATGTCTTTGGTTTAGGTTTAAACCCTAACAGGAAGAAACCTGTAACCTTTGATGAAATTAAGAGAGCATTAGCTACTTCGAACAAGTGGCCCACAGCTCCTACAAACCTCGAAGAGACTCTTGAAGAAGGTCTTGAGGGTGATCTAGGTAAGGTGGGAAGTCTGCTTAAGAGACGTGTTGTAGCGGCTCACAGACTAGGCTTGATTAATGGACTGATTGATAAGGAACGTCCAGATGGTAAACTCTCAGCGGAAGCTAATAGCTGCGCTACTCCGACATTTCGTTTTAAACATCGCATTGTTGTTAATATTCCTTCTCGCGGTCTGTTTGGTCACGAGTGTAGGAGTTTATTTCAATCTAACTACTCCACAGATGATAGTCATAACTATCCTTTCATCATTACCAACAATATCCCTGATGGGTGTTACTTACGAAAAAATACAAACGTTATCTACGAACGTGGAAAACCCGGAAAGAAAGACAAACCAGTAGGGTTATATAAGTATTATGTACCAGCTGGTAGAGAACTCTTCCTAGGTTATGATGGTTCTGGATTAGAGCTTCGTATGCTTGCTCACTACCTCATTAAAGAGTGTAGAGACATGCTTGCTGAAGCAATTGCAGAAGGTAACGCTGGTAAGAAAGCATTAGCTGAACGTGGTTTAGCTTCTGCTGTTATGTATCGTGATATTCTGTTAGAAGGTGATATCCATTCTCATAATCAGAGACTTGCTGGTCTTCCTACTCGTGACAATGCGAAGACATTTATATATGCCTTTAACTAAATAATTGGTTCACTGCATAGAAATGTGCAGAAGCAAAACAGGTGAATTGCTGGAAAGCTAAGTCGAAAGATATGCCAATCAGCAGCTAAGCCGTGACATAAACATCAACACAAGGAGGTGTTTATGACAAAGATATGTTCAAGCTGTGGCGAAGAAAAGCCACTCGACAGTTTCCATAATTCATCTAAGAGTAAAGATGGAAAGCAATGTCAATGTAAAAAATTGTGCTCTCATTGCTTCAAATGAGTGGAGACGTCGAAACAGAAGTGCAGCATCTGCTGCTATGGGACAATATCGACAAACTTGGGGTGGAGCGGTTCGTGAGAGATATCACAACTCCCATCACAGAGCTAGAGAAAGGGGTTTTGAGTTCACGATTACTCAAGACTATTTATTCGAGCTTCTTTCTCAGCAAAACTACAAATGTGCCTTGACAGGAGATTCACTATCTTTCGTCAGCGGACATCCGAATAAACTTTCTTTAGATAGGAAGGATAATTCGAAAGGTTACGAAATTGGAAATGTCCAATGGGTAACTTGGGAAGTGAATAATGCAAAAGGTAAACTATCTGATGCTCAGTTCATTGATCTATGTAGAAAAGTTTGTGTCACGGAAAGTTCAGAGACTATCCCGGAAGGGAGTACGTAACAAGTGTTACGGAAGCGCCTGTCTCTCAGCACGTAAAGGTGGAGATGAAGATATAGTCCGATCTTACAGGAAACTGTAAGCAGTTCATAAGAGAACGGAGCAAAGAGTAGCGCCTTTGCTTGAACTATTGATGGGGCAGGTGATGCTAAGCTCGGTTCTATCGTTGGTGGAGGCTCTGAAGAAGGTGCAGTAATGAGAGCACGTTTCTTGGCAGAGAATCCTTGTATTGCAATTCTTATTGAACGTATGACAGAGAAGGCAGCTCAAGGTTATATCTTGGGTGTTGATGGTCGTCGTGTTACAATGAGACGTGATGCAACAGGTAAGGTAATGGTTCATAAAGCACTGAATACCCTATTACAGAGTGCTGGTGCGATTGTTATGAAGTATGCCATGCTTTTCCTTAACAAGTGGATTGAGCGTGATGGTGTTCGTTGTGCGAAGGTTATTGACATGCACGATGAAGGGCAGTTCTCTGTTCACCGTAATGATGCACAAAAGCTAAAAGAGCTTACAGAGCTTTGTGTTAAGAAAGCTGGTGAGTACCTCAAGATGGAATGTCCTCTGGCATCTGATTGTCAGATAGGATTAAACTGGAATCACACACATTGAGAATTCACAATGAAACAAAGTAACATTATTTACCGAACACTAAGATGTATTGCCAAAGAAAGGGGGATGGAGGATTTCCTCCTCCAGTATTATAACATCTCTCAGACAGACGAATACCCAAAATGGTTCAGTCCTGAGCACGGTTTGTGTTTCAACTACCGTTGTTATAAAAGCTATTACTTCTTCACAAAACATACGGACTTTAATGATCTGACGTATATGTTTGAACACGAAGGGTTTGAGGACCCGGTATACCCTTTCGGTTGTGACACATACCACAGAGAACGTTACACAGGCTCTCATCACAAAAACCCTAAACGCATTGCTTGGGTTAGAAAAACCTTACACGATAGATATAGCATCTCGGTGTTGGAGAAATAAATGACACCTACTTACACATACAAAACATGGGCTATCTTCAGCGAAACCGGGAGGATTGTTTCATTGGATTCTCGGCTTTGTATTTACGAGAAAGAAAACAAAGCTATCCAAGAAGCAGCTTGGCTAATAAAGACTTTCCCAAATAAAAACTTCTCTATAAAGCATTTAGAGATTCCTCAAATGGAAGAGTGAATTGGAAAAACAAATGAAGTAGTCTTATTGATTACTTCTCAAGGAGACAAGGAAGTGGAAGAGCAACCTTCAGATTGGTGCTTCCGTCAGTATAGCATCTGTAAAGAACAAGGACGCACTGACGAAGCTGAGTATTATTTAGAACTAGCCCAACTGTGGAAAGAACGGGAGGATAAAGAATGATGGACTTGATCCGTAAGCCCCTGCCTAAGTGGAACATCCTGTACCAAGACTCTGAAGGAACGTTCCTGAATGAGCTGGTTTATACAGATGAAGAGCGTGATTCATTCGTAGCTCAAGTAGAAGCTGCGGGTGGTACAGTGACCCGAATTTATGAGAGATAATAAATGACCCCTATTGAACTTAAAGAAACCCTATCCACAGAAGAAGGTAAAGCATTCTTCATGACCCAAGTTAACTCGATGGGTAAAGATGCACTGCGTCAGGCTGTAGTAGAACTCACTGGTGTAGTTATCGATCTGAGTATTGAGAATGATCGACTGGAACAGCTGAATGCTGAAGAGCCAGAAGAACAAGAAGCATAAACTAAAGAGCTGCCTTCGGGCGGCTTTTCTTGTCTAAGGATTAGATATGAACATTGGTTTAGATTACGATGATACCTACACCTCTGATAAAGAGCTGTGGCGTTCTGTGGTAGCATTAATGCAGTCGAAGGGTTATGATGTACGATTCGTAACTTATCGCTTTGCAGAGCCTAATGGGTACGACAACCACGACATTAAGATTGATGCAGAGTGCTTGCAGATTCCTATTATCTTTTGTAATGGTGTACAGAAAGATGATGTTTGTCGGCAGCTTGGTTTCTTTGTAGATATTTGGATTGATGACTTCCCTGTTGGAATCCCCAAGATGGACCACCTAGATGGGATGCTAAAGGGTGTAAGACTCAATGACCTTAAAGCAGCACCTCCTGTAGAAATAGCCGCTCCTGTGTATTCTGATGAGCCTTTGGTGATTCGATGAAGAAGTTAATTCTTTGGGCTTTAGGTATAGCCCTATTCCTGTATCTGATTGATATCGGAGGGGATGCCAGTAGAGAAGATTGTGAAGTGAGACTGTCTCAAGAATTTAAGTCAGATACAAAGTGGGTTAACGGTCGATGCTATGTAAAAGATTGGGGAAGAGTCTTATCAAGATGAAGAAATACAGCGTATGGTTTAATGAAGAAGAAGAGGGTTTTGATGAAGTTGGTGGTTGGGTTAATATCCTAAACACAGATGACATAGAAGAGGCCGAGAAATGCGCCCTAAACTACAACTCTGGATATTATGAAAGAAATTGGGAATACGATGAAATATTACAAAGTGATCTACAAGTTAAATCTATACCTTCGTGGAACAGGTAGTCTTGAAGTGTCAGGGTGTAAAGTTGTAGAAGAAGAAAACCCTATTAAAGCTGTTGAGAAGGTTAAAGAGATTATCCAGCTTGAAGAAATAGGAAGTTTTGAATTAGTTGATATTGAGGAAGTTAAATGATTTGGGTTCATACTTATAAGATTGGAAAGAAAGTAATTACTGTTGTACACCACTCTGAAGAAAGTGCTATTGCTTCTCAAGAAGTTCTGAAAGGTGAAGTTAAAACCTACGTTGAGGTTGCTGAAGAAAAGAAGAGTCCGCCAGTTCTAGAATACTTAGGAACAGGTAAAGCTTACACTGCGTTGGATGTTATTAATAATAAACAAAGGACTACATTATGATCTTTAATGCAAGCGGAAACATGCCATCACTTTTATGGGGGATTGAAACTAACGTTCTTGAGGAAGGACAATATATAGATTTTGATCAACTATTGGAGTTACAGAAAGTAGTTAATCAACTAGTATCTGACGAACAAAGTCGTTTATTACAAGAATCCCTGAGCGGGGATTTCGTATGTGATGGTTGTACTATCTAAGAGGTCTCTATGGCTGAGGTATATTTCGCAGGAGATGGTCACTTAGGTCATCGTAACATCTGCAAGTTTCGTAAACAGTTCGGCAGTATTGAAGAACATGACAAAGCAATTCTTTCAGCGTTTGACCATGTGACTAAACGTGATAAGACTTTCTTTACTGGTGATTGGGTGTTTGAACCATATGCACTGGATATCATCTATGAGATTAAGGGTGAGAAACATCTTGTCTTAGGGAACCATGACAGGCTGGATTTATTACCACAGATTATGAAAGTGTTCAGAACTGTATCAGGTGACTTCAAGTACAAAGAGTTTTGGGTAACTCACATTCCTATTCACTCTGATGAAATGAGAGGGAAGTTCAACATCTATGCTCATACTCATAATCATGTGATTGATGATTGGAGATACTTCTGTACTTCGATGGAACAAATCAACTTTAAAGCTGTATCTCTGCAAGAGATTAGGAAGACCTTTGATGAAAGAAGAAAAGAACAAGGTATCATCACTATTTAAACCACCTGTTGTTTATAAAGATAGTCTCAGAGATCAATATAGTAAGATATTAAAAGATCAAGCTGAATCTAACTTACTTTATCAGCGAATAGTAGAAGAATCTAGATTAAAAGGAATGATGGAATGGTAACTTATGTTCTTTACATCTTAGCTTTCTTAGGAATAATCTTTTTATCTATTATTATTGAATTTGGTTTAAGTAAGTTAGTTAACTATTTAGGTAGTAAGTAATTATTAATCTTTTAAATAGAGAATCAAAGTCCCTAGGAGTCCCCACAACCTAAATCAAGGATTCCTTAATTCTCTATTTTTATCTCGCAGGTGTCTCCTGCCCTTCGGTACTTGCAAGGGATTCTGAGAATTGCCCAATATACAAGCCTGCAATAGAATTATCATCTATACAATATATACATTACTAGTAGTCAATATCTACTACCACTGATGCTTATACTACATAGCACTCTTATCGGTATAGGTGTAATGTATACTATACATAACCGCTCAAAGTGAGCAACAATCTTAAATTAAATAAGGAAATTAAAATATGTCTTCTATCCCAACTATGTCCGTTTCCCGTAAATCCAACTACGACGTAATCCCTGATGGTGAGTACGAAGCTCGTATCGTTCGTGTTGTTGGTCTTGGTGTTCACAATCGTGACCCTTGGGTTGACCCTAAAACTAAAGCAGTTACTCCTAAGAACCCAGCTTTCCGTATGGACTTGGCGTTTGAACTGATTAGTGTTGATGCAACCGGTAAGGACTCTGAAGGCAACGCTCTTGACCCGCGCCCTGCATGTCAATTTAAGAGCTTCGATGTAAACCCACGAGCTAAGAACTCTGGTATTCTCAACCTAATTAAGATGGTTGACCCTAGCATCCAAGCACTGAAAGGTGATTTAGCTTGGTTTAAAGAAATGCTGTTAGGTCAGCCTGTAAACGTTCTGATTAACTCTTACACCAACAAAGCTGGTGAAGTTAAGAATTCTATCAAACAGATTACTCCGATTCCTACCAAGTATCGTGAAGCTGTTGCTGCTGCTCGCAGTCCTTTGGTCTTCTTCGAACCGTATGCTGAAACAGATGATAACGTAGCTGCTTACCAGGTAATCTTCCCATTCCAGCGTAACCTGCTTACCCAAGCTAATGACGCTAAGAACATTCCTCTCGCTGGTCGTGAAGTCACTAAGGCTTCTGAGAACGAGCAGAAAGAGCCGGTTGCTTCTATCCCTACTATCGACCGTGAGCCTGAGTCTACTTTTGAAGAAGACGAATCTCCGTTCTAAGTATCTCTCCTTGTAATAGTTTAGCCACCTTCGGGTGGCTTTTTTCGTTGGAGATAATATGCAAAACACGTTAAGCGATAACTTAGGGTTCATCGTCTTTTCAGCTCTTGTGTTCTTTGGTGGTATGAAGTTTAACGAATACCAAACAGATAGTAACAATCTGGACAAAGAGAAACATCAGCAAGAATTAGAGATAGAGAGAAACAAAGCAGCTGATGAGGTTGCTATGAGAGTTCTCAATGGTCTATCAGACTGGAAGAAGAACACTGAGACAGTTTACAAAGAGATGCACTATGAAAAGACTAAGCCAGTTTTTTATAATGTTTGCGCTAGTGATGAGTATGTCAAGTTGTTCAATGAGCGACAACAGCAGGCAATTAATGCCCTTACCAACAAACCTAAAAGCTGAGTGTAGGGTAGATTTACCGATGCTAGAAGGTCCACAAGGTGTTGCACTATCAACAACACTAGAGTGGTATCAAGACCAATACACAGAGTGTGCTGCTAACCACAACGGGTTAATAGAGGCTCTGAAAGAAAGAGGTATCCAATGATTAGAGCGCAATCAGTTCTACCACAAGGAACTCGAAATGTTCACGTAATTTGGGAACACGATAACAAAGTGTTTGGAAAAACTTTCAAATTCACAGATGCTTGGTTGTATTACGAACCAGAAAACGATGAGTGGATTCGTATCCTCGGAACACCACAACAACACACACCAAACCCCGAAACGGCTATTTACTTGATCAGCGTATAAATTTAAAACCAACAAAGTTAAGGATAACTTGTGGCTAAGAAAACAACACCTACTCGGTATCGTATTCACGGTATTCCAATCAAATACTTCCCAACCTTCGATGAGTTCTATAAGGTGAACTGGAAAGTGGTTCACAAATTCTTTATGTACGACATTCGTGACTATCATGAAGCAGAGGATGTAGCTCAAGAGGTGTTGCTTAATGCTTGGCGTTTCATCTATTCCAAGCAAGAAGAGCTTCTACTAGAAGGTGAGGTAGAGATTGAGCACATGACCTATCGTGTGAAGAATATCATCTGGTCTATCCGTTCTAATCGACAGACAGTTGGTGATCGACGTATCTATGCTATTCCAGAAGCAGATATGTTTAACAACCCTGACATTTACTCAGAAGGTCCTCTGGAATATGCAGTTAATAAGCATGATTCAGTTGGGGACCCTTTCATGGAATCTCGTATCTTCTACTTCTTCCAAGATTTGAGTGATACAATGGACACACAGAAGCTCGCAAGCATGTTCTCAATGCTCTTCTTAGGTATCCCTCACGATTCCATTCAGAAAGAATTAGGCATCTCACACGGTACATTCTACCGTCGTTATGCAGAGTATAAAGATCTGTATGAGTATGTGGTAGAGAAGCACTTCGACAAAGAAGAATTCCAAGGGTCTTAATATGAAAGTGATTATAGCAGGAAGCCGGTCTATTGACTGGCCTTCTTTTATTCAGATGTGGGATTTACTCCCCAAAGAAATACCTAAGCTCTTCACTGAAGTTGTATCAGGAGGAGCAACAGGGCCAGACTCTCACGGAGAGATTGTTGCTAAGCACAACGGCCTTGGGGTTAAAAGGTTTATCCCTTCTTGGACAACCTTAGGAAAGAAAGCTGGTATCCTTCGAAACGTAGACATGGGAGAGTATGCTGACTCAGCAATAGTCTTCTGGGATGGAGAGTCAAGAGGGTCTCTGCACATGTTTGAGTATATGAAAAGTAAAGATAAACCGGCAATACTCCTTACGAAGAAAGGAGATAAATTTGATATGGAAATCATTGGAGAGTGGAAATGAATTTGTTCGATTTCAAAGAATCAGAGATTGTTGTACTGAATGAGAAAGTAAAAGATATGACCAAAACAATCTCTATGCTAAGGGCAGTTATTGACAGCTATCGAAAATCTATTGAAGAGGTCGCTTCAGGTTCCGCTGACATAAAGATTGAATATGCCATGCGTGGACTAAGAGTAAAACCACCAGTAGGGGAAGAGTATATAGTTTACTCTTCTGTTCCTGTGGTCAGTTTTAAGAATACAACTGAGAAGACTAGCCAAAGAAGTCCAGCACTAGATGTAATGGTTGGCGGTGCTCATTATGACCCTGACTCCAAGAAGATTCAACCTATTGAATTCTATGCAGCTAACCCTCAGCTTAATTTCCAGCAATGTAACATGATCAAGTATGCTTATCGACACAAAGATAAGAACAAGGTTCAAGACTTGCTTAAGGTTGTTCACTATGCAATGTTAGAGTGTGGGTTTGAATACCCTGAAGAGTATGAAACATTCAAGAAAGAAGTTCGTAAACTTTTAGGGGAGTGATATGGAAGACGTTAAGTATCCTGAAGTAGCTCTAGTGGATGCTGATGTTCTCCGATACGAAGTGGGTGCTCTGACTCAGGAGCATCCTTTTCTGGATACAGGACGTACACCAGTAGATTATGGGTTTCTAATTGAACGACTTCAAAACAAACTTGATACAATCATTGCTCGCGCTGGCTGTCGAAAGACAATCTTCTACTTCAGCGAAGGCGGTAATTTCCGTTTTGATGTAGCAAAGCAGCAAGGATACAAAGCCAACCGACCTCCGGGAGAAAGACCTTTCCACTGGCAGAACGTTGGTGACTACATTAAAAACAATTACGAGTATGTAGATGTTTATGGAAGAGAAGCTGATGATGCATTAGCAGAAAGACAGCGAACTGACAAGAACACTATCATCTGTACACGAGACAAAGACTTATTGATAACTCCCGGATGGCACTATCGGTGGGCATGTGGAGAAAGACAGAAAGAGGTTCCTCCTCACTATGTATCAGATGAGGTTGCTTGGCAAAACTTCTTTTATCAAATGCTCATTGGTGATGGAACAGATAACATTCCCGGTTGTGGTGAACGTGAGGAAGTTATGTGGGGAGGTAAGTTACAACTCCGTCGTCAAGGGGTTGGAAAGAAAGCCGCTATCAACCTTTTACAAGGTGTAAATGATAAGTGGACTCTTTATCATATAGTGCGAATGGAATATTATAAGAAGTTTGATACAGAATGGGAAGAAAAGATGCTTGAAAATGCTCGTCTCCTATTCGTAGGTCAAACACCAGAAGACCTCTTCGAGTGGTCATGGCTTGATAAAATTTGGAATAAGGATATTGATAATGGGTAACAAATTCAACTACCGTACTTATGATGAAACTTCACCTAACCGTGAAACTCGTAAAGATCAGAAGATTAAACACCAACTGTTTGATCAACGTACCGGTCGTATCCCCAAGGCTGACAAGGTTAGTCACCGTGTTAATAAACGAGTCTGGCAGGAGGATGATATGGATATAGGTTATGGCGAAGGTTGAGAAGACTCGCTGTAGTGGCACTTGGACAGAAGCTCGATACAATTCCTTCATCAAGTCAGGGATTCGTTCTCTGACTAGGAAGTGGAAGCCTATGTTCGATGCTCTTAAAGATGCTCAAACAGAACGCAAGATAAACCCCAAGACAGGGAAGCTGGCAATGCACTATCAATGTGCTATGTGTGGCAACGACCACCCTGTTAAAGAAATGGCTATTGACCATATAGAGCCTCTGGTCCCTATCGACCATGAAGCTACTTGGGATGAAATTATTCAGAGGGCACTTGTTGAGAAACACGGATTCCAAGTGCTTTGTAAAGAACCTTGCCATAAAACTAAAACTCAAGAAGAAAATAATGCTAGAAAACAATTTAAAAAAGGAAACAACTGATGCTCCAGTCTCTACGAAACAAATTCTTCGCTTTCGCTATCGTAATTGGAGAGGTGAGGTTGCAGACCGAGCCGTTATTCCTATCCGAACTTCAGTTGGTGTTTCCGTTTATCACAATGACGGGAATCCTTGCTGGATTATGACAGCCTACGATACAGAGAAAGATCAGATTCGTGACTTTGCTCTGAAAGATATTATTCAATATTATGATTTAATTTAGGAGGTTGTATGAATGAAGAGTGCTGGGATGTATGACGAATTTGATGGTTTCTAAAACTTAAATAGGATACTACCCATGAAAACAGATAAACCTGATTATGATAAAATCCGAGAAGGTAAAATAGCTGCTATGCGTAAGTTTAAAGAATCTTATGAGAGGGCAGTTAAAGAAGGAACGATTACCTACAAAAAGATTTAAAAATAAAGCCCCCTTGGAGAATATCCTTGGGGGCTTTTCCTGTTTACTCTTTCGAGCGAACTCTAACACGAAGTCTAGCTTGACGCTTATTCCTTTCCAACTTGTCAGACAGAGAACCACGTTTGACTTTCAACACTCCCTCATCATTATACTTCTCCAAGAACTGTAAATACTCTTGACGAGTAGTAGTCTTGTAAGAAGGAATCTTGATTTCAGGATTCGCTTCAATCACACGTCTAATCTTCGCTACATCATCTCTCCCCAAAAGCTTAGCCTTAGCTTGATCTGCTGTAGAACCAAAGATCTTCTCCAACGCTCTTGATTTGTTACCACCCGCTGATGCAGCACCAAGTTTAGCAATAGCAGAGTAATCATCAGCACTAAACCAAGCTACCGGATTATCACCATACTTCTTCTTGTTGTCAGCAGCAGTCTGTAGAGCACGAACAAATCTACGGTTGTTCCCAGCCTTGTCAGCACCATGAACCCTATCCAGAACCTCTGCAACACTAGCCAGTTCCTTCAAGTCCTTGCCTTCCAAGAATGCCTTCTCAACCTTCCCTGCAAACTTATCTTCTTGTTTTTTAATGCTTTCCAGAATGTCGGAATTTGCCTGAGACTTTTCATCATCAGGTAAAGCTGAACGGACTTTCTCCATCTCCAACTCTTCATCCTGAAGTTTCTTAATATCAGAGTCAACCTTCCTAGCTTCCTCAACTGCCTTCACAGTCTCAGCATCCAACCCATCCAGTTTACCTTCCACATCACCAGTAATCTTAACCACGTCTTTCTCGATAGGAGACAAGCTTTCATACTTCTTAGCAAACTTCTCTACATCGGACTCAATACGTGCACGAGCATTCTGATGTTCGGTAGGGGTCATAGGTTTTTCAAGAAGAGCATAACGATTATCCATATAAGAACCAGCAAATGCTTCAGCATCAGCTTTAGGTATGCCCTTATCTTCGATAGAACGCACCAGACGGCTGTGAATGTCATCACGTTGGCGTTGTACTGCCATGAGATCATTCTGTCGCTCCTGGGCTTCTTTGAGGCTCTTATCACGAGATACACGAGCATCTATATCGAACTTACGGTTCATCTCCTCTGCTTGTTCATACATCTTGTTCCACTTAGCTTCACGAGCATCTTCCTCTGCATCAGTGAGACGACGCTTACGATCAAGGTAGTCAGACTCTGCGTTGTGGATACGTTCGATAATACTACGGAAACGTTCTGGAGGAACAGGGGAGTTCTTATCATGGTGAGCTGCAAGCTGTTTCAGAGTACGGCTTTCCTGAGCCTCGCGGACAGGTTTAGGTAACGCATCAAACATCTTCTCTATCTCAGTCTTCTGACCAGCAATAGCTTCGAGTGACTGACGTTCAGCTTCTGCTGTAGCTTTCGCTTGAGCACGAGCTTCTGCTCTGTTACGTAAAGAGGTAAGACGTTCTTCACGAGCTTGTAGATGCTTAGCTGCTGCTTCATACTGAGAGTTCTTGTTAGCTTTATTGAACATGCCAACTTCACGATTGTAGGTATTAATAAATCCATCCCACAAGTCCTTCATTTGACCAACCTCTAAAGCTTCTTCCCTTCCAGCTTTCTCAGCCGCTTTAAACTTCCCATCAACAAAATCACTCATCATCTTACGCATTGCATCTTTCTGAGCAGGACGAAGAGGTTCGCTCTCAAGCAGAGAATCAATCTCTGACTGGAACTCAGCCTTCTGATCTTTCAGCTTAGGTGCATCTTTCTTATCGAAAGCTTTATTTTCTTCCAGAGCTTCACGATACATCCTATCAAACTCATCATCACGCTCTTTCTGATACATACGCTCAGCTCTGCGCTTCAGAGAGTCTAGACTTGACACGTTACCGTCTAATCCACGTTCTTCAGCACGAAGAGCTTTAGAGGCGATTTCAGAAGGTAGCCCACGTTCTTTAACCCAATCGGAGAATGCAGAACGGACTCGGTTAGACTTAGCAGCTGCAATACCTTGCTGAGAAGCTAATTGGTTACGAGCCATCTCTTCATGACGAGCAGCATTGTTCGCTTGGTCTTCCTGACGGATACGACGCATCAGCTCTTTCGGGTCCCCTTTATAAGCCAAGAAGTTTTCCGCAGTAGCTTTAGCTTTAGCACCGGCAGTATACAGAGAACGAGCAAAACGTTCAGCACGGTTTTTAGTAGCCTGACGAGCAGCTGTTGACATAGCAGCAAGACGCTCTACACCAGTAGCCGGTTTAACCTCAGGAGCAGCTTCCTTAGGAGCTTTAGGAGCACGAGCAGGTAATGGCTCAGCTTTAGCTGTAGGCTCTTCTACGGGCGTCTCAGGAGCTTTAGCAGCCTCTTCTGCTGCACGCTGTTGTTCCATCTCAGCTTCTTGCACTCTACGTTCCTCAAGAGGGTTACGCGTAGGCAGAGTTTCTGCTGGAGCTTCTGGTTCAACTGGAGCATTCTGAGCAGCTTGTGCTTCTTCCTCTGCACGACGTTGTTCCGCCTGTCGGATAGCACGCCTTTGAGCAACCAAATCACGAGCAGTTAAAGGAGCTGGAGAAGGAGAGAAATCTTCCGTCACAGTAGCTGGAGAAGAGGGTTCAGAACCAGCCATATTTTGGTCATCAGCTTGCGTCTTAAATTGGACGTCATCAACAACCGGTTCGGCTTCCATTTCTTCGCGTGCTTTTGCTGCTGCACTTCGAGCACGAGCAACCTCTAAATCACCACGAGCCAAAGAGCGAATTGCTTCACTATTTGAATCCTGCTGTCGAGCACGTTGAGACCTAGCCCTCTCTGAAGAGAAGCGGTTCAGAGCATACTTAGCAGCACCTAGGGTATTCATAACAAAGCTTGGAGAAGAGGCTTCACGGAAACCATCATCTGTCAGTGTCGTCCAACCACGGTCTTGGTTACTCATTAGCTTAGCTGTGTTGTTCAGAGTAAAGGCATCTTGGATAGGGTTGAAACCTTCAGGCATACCTTTGAGTTTCTTCAAACCACCAATAGCTTTCTTCATCTCTGGAGAAACATTGTCAGCAAGTTTCTGTAGTTCAGTAGCTTTCTCTACAAAGTTATTAAAGTCTTCACCATCACGAGCTTTGAATCTGTTTGCTTCAGTGTAGAAGTTCTTGTAAGCATCAATGAAATCACGATCATTGCGAGTCTGATTCTTAATGTCAATAGCACTACCAGTAAAGTCACCACGAACACGAAGGTCATTCAACTCTCGGTCTAGGTTATCAAGAACATCATTAAGAGTCTTGGTGTTGTCTTTAGTGTAGTCAGCCATTGCATCTTTCATTGCTACAGCTTGCTTCTGGTTATGTTCGTTATCCGCAAAAGCTTTACCCTTGACCTTACTTGGAGAAGCAAGAGGATTAAGACCCGGAATGTTAGAACGCTCTGTAAGAGAGGAAGCAGCTTTCTCAGCACGAGTCTGGTCAGTATTAAGGATACGTTGAGCAGCTGGAGAATCCATAGCCACAGCATCTGTAATACGGAAATCGTTCTGGTCTAGCAGGTTAAGAGCGGAAGCTGTGTTAGCAGTATCGGCTTGAGAGTAAGCTTCACGGAGTTCATCAGCATTCTTCGCACTACGAATTGCTTCATCTTCAGCGGAGATATCAGTCTTAACATTCTCAGGAGTCTTATCAAACACTTGAGGACTAGGGCGACTAATCGCACCATGAACACCACCGATAGCACCACCATAAGCAGCACCAGCAACACCTTCATCAATTGCACCTTCTAGTACATTGGCAAGTGTAGTGTCATCACCATATTTGTTCTGAGCTTCAGCAGCACCTACGAGAGCACCACCCTTAGCGCCAGCCACGGCGTTAGAAGCAGCACTCTGACCAATACGACCTAAAGTAGATTCAGATGTTCCTGTAAAACCCGGAAGAATCTTCTGAGCTGCAAAGTTAGCACCACCAACAAGAGCAGCATCTAACACTGACTTGTCTTCTCCCTCTTCTGGAGTCTGGTCTGCATAAGCACGACCTGCTTCACGACCCGCAATAACACCAGCAGCTAAAGCTGGGTTAGCAACCGTCAAACCAATATCAGCAGCCACTCCAGCATACTGCCCAGCAGTCTTACCAAAGCCATCCTCGATACCAGCCATACGCTTTTCTAATACTTGTTTTGCGTTATCTTGAATTCTTTTACCATAACTTGTTTGGGAACCGAGAACGTTCTCACCCATTTCAACCAGACCACCTAAACCACGAGCGGTACTAGCTGCAATACTAGCTCCACCAGATTCGATAGCATTAGACACTCCCTGAGCGAACTCACCAACTAAGCCACGCTCTTCTTGTTGTGGTTGTACTGGCTTATCTTCAGGGATTGTACCACCTGCCGCTTTATATTGCTCTCTCAACTGAGCCTGTTGCTCAGGAGTTGCATTCATATACTTGGGGCTTTTCGATGCTTCTTCCCAAGATTTAATGTTAGCCATAACGTCTCCTTATAAATAAAAATGTCCTACCCCCTATATACATTATAGAAGGCAGGACTTAGGTCTTATTGAGTGAACCAGCTAGTATCTTCAGAAGCTGAAAGAGCACCATTCAGGCGTGGATTAGTAGCATCACCACCAACAGCCTCTTCTGCCTGTGCTTCAAATGTACCCAGCGGGTCATAGAAACCACCAGAAGGTATAGCACGGTTAACAAGTGCAGTAGCACGTTTCTTATCCATACCAGAACCCACATAAGCATTGATAGTATCCCTCTTAGCATCCTTAACACCCTTCATCGCTGAAGTGTGACCAACAGTTGCCTGTTTACGAGCATAAGCAAGAGCGGCATCAGTGGGACGGTACCCACCTTTCAGAGACCAAGTATTACCGACCTTAACAAAGATCGAAGGGTCTTCTGCAAAGTGACGTAAGTCTTCTTCAGTTAGAGAACGAGTAGAACCAATTTCAGCTCTTGCGGAGTTCATAATTGCTTGCATGTAAGCAGAACGAGCTGTCTGATAATCTTTATCCTTAACTGCCTGATCAGCCAAGTCCAAGTCTTTATGAGACTGGTTAAACAGACCACCTTTCTCTGCCCACTGTTTAGCAATCGTGCCTTCAGCAGTGTTCTGGGCGTTACGAATCTCTTTCGTATTAAAGTTAAAACTCTGAGCCATCTGTTCAGCACGATCAGCTTTCACTTTATCACGATAGTTGATAAGATCTTTCTGACGAGCAAACTGTTCTTGTGCACGCTGTTCAGCAGCCTGACGAGTTGCATCCATTCTACGACTCATAGACTGTTCGTTAACCTGCTGACGTCTGTCCCATTCACGGTTAGCTCTCTCATCTTCAATAGCAGACAAAGCAAGTTTCTCTTGAGGGCTAATCTGACGAATCTTCAAAGCAGAAGGGTCACCAGTAGCAATTGCAGCAGCAACTGAGTCTGGAGAGTAACCTTGTTCGATAAGAGATTCGCGGTTAGCTTCAAGTTGATTCTTAGTCTCATCCTGTGCAGCCATACCAGAGCCAATCTGGAAAGCTTCAATAGGGGATTTACCGGACATGATAGAAAGACCTACACCCATCAAGCCTGTATAGAAACTAGAGTTCTGATAGAAAGGTTGTTTCTGTAGCTTACCCCACTCTTCCATCGGATTCTTAGCCTTAGCCACTTCCATCAAATCCTTGTTAACACGTTCTTGGTCAGCGCTACGAGAAGCACCTGCCATACCTTCAGCTTCAGGTAAACCAGAAGAAAGGGTTGACATAACCTGTTGTGCCTGTTTAACTTGGTCTTGAGTAAACTCTGTATCAGTAGGTTCCAACGGTTTAGGAGGAGCACTTACCGGCAGAGGGTCTGAGAACTCTTGAGAAGCAGTTTCTGGAGAAAGGCCAGCAGCAACCATGCTTTCATCGTTAGCAAAAGGAGAAGCTGACTGAGGAGCTGCTACAGGAGTTTCGTTAGGGATATCAGGTTGGATGTTAGCACCCTGAACAATTTGTTTGTTTGGACCAAGCATTGCTTCTTGATCTTCGTTAGCCTGAGAAACCAATCCAGCTAATCCAGCAGGAGCCATATTAGGACGGGTATAAACAGACATATCTGCTTGTGGGTAAGCAGGACGAGGAACATAAGGAGAGGCTTGTGCCCCTCCCTGATTTACACCATAAATCTGATTGCGTGGGTCTCGACTGCGGAGGTACGCGTATGAAGTTTGTTGCATAATTAATCTCCTAGTTAGGTAGAGGCTAAGCCACCAATAACACCGCCAGCTAATGCACCCCAAGGGCCAAACGCTGAACCAGCTGCTGCACCGCTTGCTGCTCCACCAAGGAAACCACCACCGCCACCAGTTGTTTTAGTAGTTGTGGTTGTTCCGAGGGCACCATTAAGGACACCTGCTGCACCTAGTTGGTTATTAATATCTTGCCATCCCCAATTAGCTGCGTTCTGAGCATTCTGATAAGCATTATCCAAACCGGCTTGTTGCTGTTGCTGTTGCTGCAAACCAGCACCCCATTGATTAGTTAATTGCTGTTGTGACAACTGAGCACCTTGCTGACCAAGACCAGCCAAGTTACCACCAATGTTAGAGAGTCCACTAAGAGCAGCTGCTTGGTTCTGTCTGTTTCCAGAGAGGATGTTCTGAGCTTGTCCTAGAGCAGAGTCATAAGCACTGTTAGTAATGTTGGTTGCTGTATTCTGCATCTGATTCAGAGCATCACCCTGAGCAAAAGATTTAGCCATACGAGCACCAGAGCCTTGTTGACCAGCATATTGCTGAGCCAGTTGAGGAAGAGCATTACGTGCCAGACTCTGTTGAGTTTGTTCGTTGTTAGCAGTGATAGCTGCTTGTACAGCAGCATCGTCGTAGAGTTCACCAGCAAGAGCACCAATCTGTTCTGCTGAGATAGGCCCTTGTCCGGAGAGGTTATTAAAGCCTTGGTAGGCATTATCCATATAACCTAACCCTTGACCAGCTGCATCCATATATCGAGAAGAGAGGGCACCTAAGGCACCAGATTGAGCAAGATCATTAAGAGCTTGGTTCTGGTTGTTATTAAATCCTACGTTCTCTCGATAAACATAATCGCCTGAACTAGTGTTATTTACTTGATTAACTAATTGATCAATGTAACTCTGAATATAGTCAGGTCTTGTCATTTTGGAGGTAGTAGAACCACCCCCACCACCGAATAAAGCCATAAAGTTTTCTCCTTAGTTAGCCCCGAATGCCCCAAGAACACCACCTAAAATATTATTACCTGCGGTAGATAGCCAGTTGTTTTGACTCTGTTGGTTAGAAAGGTTAGACCCACCAATCATAGGACCAGCCATACCGGATTGTCCGCCAGAAGCGTTGTAAGAGTTCCAAGCATTCTGAGTCTGAGCATTAGGAGTGAAAGCACCTAAGCGACCTGCAATACCTAGTCCAGTCACACCTGCACCAAGCAATTGCTGTCCTTGACTAACACCGGGTTGTGCATTCTTGATTGTGTACCCAGCCATAGGACTTACTGAGTTAAGTACATTAAGCTGATTGTTGAGTTGATTCCAACCGAACTGTTGATTACCAATAGCATTCTCCCAATTAAGGTTAGCCTGAGTCTGGTCTTGCTGCTGTTGCAGATTACCAGCCAAGAGCTGATTCTGAATGGCTTGCTGAGTAGCCTGAACACCTTGTGCACCCAAGTTAAGATTCTGACCGGCCAGACCTGTCTGAGCACCTAGGATACCACGTTGGAAAGCTTCATTGTTCTGGAGGTTATTAATCCCCATGTTCTTACCATCTATACTACGAGAGAGGTTAGTGTTTGCACTAGCCAGAGCAGCACCTTGAGCACTAGCACGACGGAGTGAACCAGAATCAGAGCCATTGCCAAGAGATACATTAGAAGCTGCTTTACCTGTGGCTTGTGCAAGAGCTGAGTTATTCAGGGATTTGCTGTAATCATTAACAGCTTGACCAGTAACACCACCATTTGCCATACTTTGATAACGCTGAGCCAGAGTATTCATCTGGTCTAATCCTTGCTGAGTACGGGGTGTATAAAGAGCAGCTAATTGTTTCTGTACATCAGAGTTAGCCAAACCTGATAGAGCAGCACTTTGATTCTGATTGAATCCTGCCATTTCACGACCAACAAATTGACCGTTATTCATTCCTTGAGCATTGGAAACAATCTGACGTAACAGAGCATCTACTTGAGAAGAAGGCGCTACTGTAACTTTAGATTTAGCCGAAGAACCGAAGAGAGACATAGAACCTCCTTACCTGTAAATGTCTGTACCGATGCTTGCTAAACGTCTGAGCACCGCTTGAGTTTGAGGACTGTAATTAGAGGAAGCTCCAGTAGGTGCATGCGCTCTTTGAACAGTCTGTGAGTTAGGAACTTTACCAGCCAGCATTGCAGCAGCAGCAAGTGCAGCATTACCAAAATTCTGAGGTCTTTGTTGGTCTTGACCTTGCACTTCTTCAGCGTAGAACTCAGCAGGTTTCCCACCAAGAGCGCCTGTCTTACTAGCCATCACCTCAGCCTGTGTAGGAGCGTTTGCAGCACCCTCACGAGTTAGTGTTGATGGATTGTATTGATCTACAACTTGAGCCTCCTGTAAAGCTCCTACAGGGTTTGCTGTCTGTCTTGCTGCATCATTAGGGTTAAAGAAAGGGAGGAAGTGTTTGTTGTTCATGGAGTCTAGTGCTTGAGGGGTGAACCCTTTCTTACCAGCAAACATTTGCTTAGCACCACCAGTCCCTTCTGAATAACCTACCATTGCCTTTCTTACATCACCATTAAACGCTTTTAGATTGTCCCTGATGTATCTAGCACCCATGTCGATATTCTTAGCTGGGTCTAGACGATCTTCTAATTTGTAACCATAATCTTTTGCCAAACCTTTACTAATCTGCATCAATCCTACTGGCCCTGTTCCTGAAGCAGCAGAGGGTTTGCCACTAGATTCCCTCTGAATAACCGCATGAACAAGAGCAGCAGGAATACCATACTTCTTAGCAGCTTGTTGAACCAGTGGGTCTAGTTCTGAAACTCCTAAAATTCTATCCATATCCTCTCCTTATTGTATGCTTCTAAAAATCTTCTTGGCGTCTAATACCGGAATACTTAATCCTAGAGCACCCCCACCACCGAGATCATACTGATTTGACCAAGAGTATATCATTCTTCCATACCCTGTCCCAAAAGAAGATCCATTCATCATATGAGATCTTGTGTGTTGAAAGTACCAACCACTAGCACTTCCTCGTATAGCCCCAGCCCCATAAGACAGTGGTATCATTGGATAGGCCAGAGATGTATTACCTCCACTCATAGGCATAAACCCTTCAACACTAAAAGGGGTTCTGTAGGTAGAGAATACGCACTGAGACCCATTTGGGGAAAAGATATTTAGGCCACCGTTGTGAGTTGGTACTCCAGAACCATCGCAGAAAACAGCAATCCTAACACCACCAATAGACCCTGTTTGGTTTGTGTTACTATTATCGTGAGATCTGTTTTGGTACACATAAACAACTCTGTTAGATGGGTTATACAACAACCCAGCCCCTCCGTGACTCCAGTTTGCATAAACAGTTGCCCGGCTCATATCAAAACCTCCAATATCTGGTATCTGAAGAGAGCCGTTTATATCACCTTCCCAAGCCCAGATACACTGACCAACAGTGCCAGAGTCAGAAATAGAGAAGTAATCAGCTGTGTTAGAAAAAGTAATTCCGTAGTTTCTATTAGCTCTAGGCCATATCTGATATACATTAAAAGCCATATCAAAGACCCACCCATTAACATTATAATCCATAGTAACTCGAAAAGTAGAGTTATTAATAACTGAGATATTGTTTATCCAGTATACGTCTGAGGTCACATTAGGCGGTATGTATCTTTCCCATACCACAGAACCTGTCGGGACAATAACTATTTGACCACTTCCATCCCACCCGTTTATAGGGAGGTCACATATGTTTCCACTAAATGCAAAGTTACCGCTAACTCTATTCTTGAGTTGAGGAAACGTGCTACCACTATCGATGTAAATGTCAGCAGGTGCCGCCGGACCTGGACCAACAGGTCTTGTCCATATTCCATATGCCATATTACCAACTCCCTATTCTTATGCGAAGAGTCCCACTCCCATCATAAAAATCTATTCTATTACCATTCATCCACAATTGAGAACCACCTGTACCACCCATCACAAAATCCCCACCTACTGTAAGTCTCCAATTAGAACCACTCATAGAACCAGCAGTAATCTTGTTAGCAGTAAGGTTAGCAATCTGACCGTCAGTAATCCACACGTTATCAATCTGAGCAAACTGAATACGAGCATTAGCAATCATGGCAGTTGTGATATTGACATTCTTTATATCAGCGAACTCCATTCTAGCCCTACCATTCTCAAAGACGAAAGGGGTGTTACCAGAGCTACCATCACCGACAATAAACTTCTGAGCAGTCACTTGGAAAGCACTGTTCGTTCCGTTGTTAGTTAATTTAACTCCAGCGTATCGACCATTAACATTAGAATTAACACCCCAAGTAGCTTCGTAGTCCGTGAGCTTCATATACTGAGAAAGACTGCTATTAATGTTAGAAAGTTCTGTTTGAACTAAAGCAATCTCCTCTCCCTGCTCATTAACAATCCCCTGAACAGTTTGAATCTTTACATCATTCCCTTCAATGCTAGTTTTAATACCAGCTACCGTACCATCCAGTTTAGTAGGAGGAACGGTTGAATTATCCCAAATATCTTCAGTAGATAAATTACCCATCTGTGTGATAATATCTGCAATAGCTGTTTCAATCTCTGTAGTAATTCTATTCTCAAGCTCATCAAACTGGAGGTTCATAGCATTAAGAGCTTTGATACGAACATCAATCTCATCATGAATCTCGTCGATTGCTTGGAACATTTGGTTAGTTGCTGTACTGACTTTCTGTAATTCATCATAGACAGCGGTGTTATATGTTTCTGTATCCTCTACCCTATTAAGAAACCCAACATTATAGGGAAGTGTGGTGTTGTTGCGTCCAGTATTCTTACGAAAACCTCCAGCACCCATAAGTACCTCCAAAGTTTAAAAACAAGAAAAGGGGCCGAAGCCCCTTAGTTGTTATCTTCGACCGCCAACATTAAACTCTATTGTCAGCCCATTTATGGCTGCGTTACTGTTAACATCATTATCTATAACATTATAGAATAGGTATGGATGGTTCAGTCTCACAGCTACGTGCCTATCAACTCCAATCGTATAACTCTTAGTTGTGTGGTTGTGACCATACTCATTAGAGAATTGACTACCTCCAGCTTCAAAGATATACGTACCAGAACCTGTAGTCTGAGGTCTGAATCGGTTGATATGTTTTTGATTCCATTCGTTAGTAACGTTATCAAAATCAATCCCCGTTCTCTCTAACCTCATTTCCAGAGGACGCTCTATTATTTTGTCATTCGCTCTGTCATAGAAATAATCCAAAGCACCAACATCTACTTGATAGAAACCCCTTAAGAAAGAGCCTACGATAGTAATTCTCTGACGGAAGTTAGTTGCATCCTTTCTCCACACCAGCTTATCAATAGCAGGGTCATCCCAAGTGATAGTTTGGAAGTCAGTCCACACTGGACCTCTTTCGAGAACAGGAGGATCTACAAGACCAATACACTGAGCATAAGGGATAGTACGGAAAGACCAAGTGTCAAACTCGTAATTCCAGACCGCAGCCTTTGTACAAGCAAAACTTTCTTTCGGCTCTCCCGGCCCAACATACATGACCCAAACCTCTTTCTTATCTTGGTGCAAGTGAACTCTAGTCGCTAGAGGGTTTACCAAACACACTTCATTAATGAGCATGTTCTTGACACGGTTAGATGCAATAGATTTCTTAGATGCACCGTTATGAAGAATCACATCGTTCTGGGTTACAACAAAGTGACCACCCTCTACTTCAACCACACACTCAGGAGCAAGAATACCTGAATCATTAAACAGCTTCTTAAACATCAGAGGCTGGTATGTGTTGTTAGTAGGAGAACCAATGTAGGTTTCAAACTCGGTGTAAACAAATAAGTAATCTTTCAAAGGGAGAACATCAATCAAACTACCATTAGAGTCAGCCAGATCAATATATCCTGCATAACCATTCTCAAGAGCTTCAGTCTGTCCAACAATGTTCGCTGAAAGATCAGAAGTTGTCAGTCGGTCGTAAGCATAATCATCCCACAAAGTAGGAGCCTTGTTCTCATTCGCAAAGTTAGACCAGCGAAGACGTAAAGGATAATGAGTGGTAACACCAGAGGCATTAGATTCTCTCATATTCAGAGCAAATAGCCTGTTGTTAAAAGCTCTAACCCTTTCGCACTTCCAGTTAAATTTACGAACAGAAGGGTTTCCGTCACCATCAACAACTGTCTGTTCACCCCATCCCGGAAGGTCTGTAAAGTATTCAGATTCGAATTCTTTAACCTGAGGAGTTTCATAGTGAGTTGTCGCTACTGCACAGTTAGAGATTACTGCATGATACCAAGGGTAATCATCAAAAGCATCGTAATCTCTTTGAGTCATCTGACTCGCCGTACATGTAACTTTAATCTCGCCTTTACGAACAGCTGTAAGTTTCAAAGACCTACCAGTTGTAGAGGTAGTAGAAACATAACCACTTTTATCAACAACCCACTGATAAGAGTAATCTCCTTCTGGAGCTGCTGTAGCAGTTATGACAATCTCTTCACCTACATCTAGAGAAGCTTCAACAATATCTAATGTCACATTTGTCAGAGGAACAGCTCTTGAGTTCTCCGCAGCACGAGCAAAACCTTCCATATCGAATACGTTAGAGTAGTCAAAGAAGTTGTTGCCTTCAGCCATGCCAGAGGTATCAATTCCCATAGAGTCAGACATGAAGTAAACAACTTCTTCATTCTGTACAACTGGTTCTTCTTCCTCTTTGAACTCTTCTACTAGAGGTGCACTAGCAGCCATCGCTAGACTTCTGGTATTTAGCATTCTACCTGCTAGGTTGACACGAACAGTACAAACAGCTGAACGACTACCTTCCTCTGTTACTGCTGTAATCTCTGTAAACCCAGCCAGAAGTCCAGTAATTGTAGCCTCTGTACTTGTCCCTGATACTGTAGCAATATTAGGATTAGAGGAAGTCCAAGTGATTGCTTTATTAGGAGCATCAGCAGGATTGACTGTTGCAGTTAGAACATACTGAGTCCCTCTATCCATCTGAACATCTGTCTGACTCAGAGAAATAGAATCAATCTGAGGTATCACATTAACTGTACAGGTAGCAGACTTAGAGCCATTATCAGCTGTAACAGTAAAAGTTCCTTCTCCCATGGCATTGAGAACAGTAGTTAGTGTATTGGCATTAGGTGTCACAGACAAAGCACCACCATTGCTACTAATCCAAGTGATAGGAGTCTTACCTGAGATAGCAGTAAGAGTTGTTGTACCACCTCTTCGAATTGTGATTGTGTCTTGACTCAAGAAGATACCCGTATCCCCATCAACAATGTTAACGGAGATTTGAGCTGTCACAGATTCATCTTCAGTGGAAACAGTAATGGACAGTGTTCCTTCTGTAGACAACGTAGTAAGGGTGGCTTTTTTAGAATCTGTAGGATTTACTGCAATACTGGCATAAGAAGGGTTACTTACTTCCCAAGTCAGATTGGCATTATTAGCATCCTCTGGAAAAACCTGAACTTCTAACTCTTTTGTCTGGTTAAAGTTCATTGTGACAGTGCTCTCTTTAGGAACAATCCTTGAGACCACTGGATAGATCTTTATGATAGCAGAAGCTTTCTTAGTTACCGTAGCAACTTTACGACTGATATCGGTTAAGCTTTCATCTGTCAGTTTATATAACTTCTTATCTGTACCTACTACAAGGAAGCTATTTCCTGCGCTATAATAATCGAAAGGCATGGAGACAAAAGAGAGTGGAGTCAGATCTTTGTCTTCTTCCACGTAAGAAAGAGGGGCATTGCCCCCCGTCTTAAAAACTCTCTGCTCAACAAACCGAGCGTTCATAGCGTTGGTGAAAGCGTTAGGTGCTAAATCAGTTGGTGCCTGATCAGCGATAACACCGATAGCCCCAAGTGATTTTATAGGGTATAACGCCATAATTCCTCCTTAGCTAATACGTCTCCAGATGTGTGCAGATCGGAAAGGTGGTAAAGTATTGATTGGTTGACGAGAAACATCATCACGACCAAAAGATACAGAACCAGAGATTGTGTGAGAGTGTGTATCATTTTCAGTTCTCTGATTATAACCACCACCCGGACTATACCAGTTAGGGGAACTGTTATGACCACTTGCGTCACCACGACCAAACACCATGTTATGACTGTGTGTGTTACTAGACACTGAGAAGCTTGAACCGTTAATAGTTACAAGAGGTAGGTTATCAGAACGGACAGTGTTAAACACACGACCACCTGTACCACCTGCTTGGAATTCAACACGCTGAGCATTAGGAACAGAACCATCAGGGTTTACTACACCAGAACCCATGATAACGCCAGTCACTTTAGCCCAAGAGCCAAAACCAAGAGAAGAACTATCACCAGGGTTAATATCTTCTTCAGTGATATAGTAAGAACCAATTCTGAATACTTTGTTAGCCATCCAGTTCTGCATGAAAGCTTCCATCTGGCCTTTAGTAACAACATCTCTATCACCTGTGCCCGGAGTGGCATTCTTGATCATCAACCCACCAACATCCATAGAGTCACCAGTAAAGGTAACTTTGCTAGCCAGAATATTGAGAGAATCTGAGTCCAACTGAACTGGCTCTGTTACGTTTGGAAAAGTATTCTGCAATACTTGTTTAACAAGGCGAATCTGAGCCGCCCCTTCGTAAAGATAATCCCTGTCACGAGGGTACAGGGGGTTGAGGTCATTAATTGTGTTAGCATTAGTTTCTACTGCCATGACAACTCCTTTTAGTATTTACCTTCAGTGTAAAGATCAGCTTCAGCAGTTCTACGATTCTTCAACCCCGGACTACTAATCTTCTTACCTTTAACTGTAATTTTATCCCAACGGAGGAACTCAGAATAAACATCACCCTTCACATCCCCGTTAATAACTTTCCTAAGTTTAGAAGTTGATAAAGCTCCACCACCAACGTTGAAGTTGAAAGAGGTGAGAGCATCAAACTCGTGGGTTAACAAAGGAACCCTAATATTTTTCTGAGTGGCACGAACAGAGTCTTGTGTGTCTCTATCTAGCAGAGCTAGACAATCCTCTATAGAATACGTTAATCCCTGTCTAACTGGATACCCATTCATATCGCGCGTAGCCCCAACACATATCGTCCAGATACCTGCGGAATCTTGGTAAGCACGAGTTCTCATACCTTCATGCTTCATGATGAATTCCATCCCTTCTGGGCTTAAGCTCAGTTGTATCGGTGGCAATGCGACATTATCCATTTTTCACCTCCCTTTCTAGTCAGCCCTGAATTACTGAAGCATATTTCTCAGAGCACTAGAATCAGAGTCCGGACAAATAACCACAAGATTATTTTGAATTGTACGCTGCTTGCATGATGCACTCAATTTCTCAACAGGTGCAGGTTGTGTTACCAGAGGATGCACAGCGTTAACAGGAACAGCCACTGACACAGCAAAACCGGTAGCAACACAAGCTAACCCATAACTGATTTGTTTCATCATTTTCATCTCTTCGTATCTCCTATGTGTATTCCTTTTGTGATATAGTAGTTTCATTACTTCTTGAACATACTCACTACTAAAGCCCCCGAAGGGGCTACTAGATTACTTACTAGACTTAAGCTCTGACACCTCTTTCTTGAGGTCTTCAACCTGCTTCATAAGTTCAAGAATAGCTTCGTGGTGTAAAGCAGCTGCAACACCATAGGTATTAACAGACTTCACATCCTTCACTAAAGACCCGTCTGCCATCTCCATATCACCCGAAACAGAAATCGCATCAGGGAAATCTACTTCGACGTCTTGCGCTATAAAACCAAATCCTACCTTCCCTCCATTTTTAAGTTTCCAAGAAACACCTTTAATGTTCCTCATTTTGTCTAGTGGGTTTTTAATAGGTTCGATATTCTCTTTAATTCTGATATCAGAAGAATTGATCCACCCTCCGGAGCTTGTAGCACTTCCATCCTTGAGAAATTGAAAATATTTTTGATTAGCTCCGGCTGTAGATGTTGATAGGGTAATGTCACCATCACGTTCTGAGTAAAATCTTCCGTACACAGTATAACCATTGTTGCTGTTAAATTCAATAAAAGATTGGCTTTGATCATTATTACCTACAAGAACTATCCGACCACCTCGAGATATCAGTTGACTTTTAGCGTCGACATTGCCTTCTAGAGTAAGCAAGCTTCCTGGAACGCTTAGGTCTCCATCGCTTAAAAAATCAAAAGTTTTACTAGATCCTGAAGTTTTATTGGAAACTGTAATACGAGCAGAATAGGCAGCCCCAACTGCACCGGCCATTTTGAACGAAGCAGAACCTTCAACATTTGTGCCCACTTTGTACTCAGATATAATAGAGCCACCGTTAATAGAAGTTCCAGTGTTTGGCAAAACAGTGTCACTGTTAATAACAGACCAAGAAGTATTAGCAGCAGTGAATCCACCATGAGCACGGATAGTCCACACACCGACAAAGTTACGACCCATGATTTCTGTGTTACTACGACCATAAACTCCATTATATCTGGAAGCCTTAAACTCAATAGTGTTATATCGACCATCGACTGGCCCAGACCCCGGAGGTATTGTATCCCCTGTACCTTGAGGAAAGAAGGCATTGCTAGATTCAAATGCATTGGCAGCTACTCCAAAAAGCTGGGCATAAGTTCCAGCAGAATATGCTGCAACAGAGCCAATAATGTCAGGGGCTGCAGAATCAAACACTTGACCATTAGCTGCGGAAGCACCACCATCACCTCGTCCATAAAGAGCCGGAAGGGAATTAGGCTGAATACCGTTTCGGTCTGGAACACGGAAAGTGGTGGAGCCGTCCCCTGTGGAATACCTACCTCTCTGGTAAGGGTCTTCTAACCAAAGGGAGTCACTGATTGGAGTTAAGAGTTGAGCATAAGCCCATAAATCAGGGTAGTCAGCGCGATTCAAAAGCTGCCCGTCAGAGACTACCTCAAAAGCGGGGATGAAAGCACGACTGTCACGTAGGTGAAAATCACCAATACCAAAGTTAGAAATACCACTCATGGTAGGACCACCAGAACCACCACCCTGATTCTTAAGCTGTCTCAGTGTCACTGCATCATAATCGCCTACAGCATCGGCTACGGTTACAGGTTGAGTAAAAGTGACTTTCTGTGTAAGTTGTTTGATATCAGAGTTGATACCGGTACGGGTTACACCAACAGTACGACCTTTTGAATCCTTAACATAAGAACCAATTGCAGCAAAAGGTAAATCTTCAATCTCAGGACGATAGCGCTTAGAGTACACAGGGTATTTAGTTTCTATACCACTGTCGTTTTGATCAACAACCTGAAGACGACCAGCTGAGTGAATCTCTACACCCTGAACGGAAGAAGCATAACTACCTAACTTGATAGTATTCTCCGGAGTGACTTTGATCATATCAACAGATTCTACACCATTGGCCCCACCTGAACGGAAAGCTACATCGTTTGCAACAACAGGGTCGTCTTTAAACAAAGCACCAGACATGATAGGGCCTATTGCATCAGTTACAAAAGTTTTAGTAGCTCCATCTGTTTTAGTTAGGTATGTATCAGCAGCATCAGTTTTCTGTAGATACTTTCCTGTTAAATCTACAGCACCAGCAATACCGTCAATAGTGGAAACACCCACTACCGCAGCATCTCGGTTAATTACAACATGAGGCATCATTATGCCAGATTTGGGCATTAATTCTCTAGACATTAAAATCTCCTTAAAGCTCCCCGAAGGGAGCATATATTATTTACTCGGCTGGCATCTCTACACGAAGATCTACCCAACGTCCTTCTGGAATGTCAATAGGTTCTCCATCCACCACACCTTCTATTACATTACTTGCAAAAGAAGGAACTCCCTCGTGAGTTCGATGGTAAGTTTTCAGAGTAATATCACCTTCTTCATCAACTTCGTAATCCACCCATAACAAAGGCAAACCATTAGAGTTTTGAGGGATAGAGAAACCGCCACCATTACCTCCCCAAGAAGGGTCTGAGTTAAAACCTAGAACTCCAGAGATCTTATAAACACCAACATCTAATCTTTCGGTTGTTACTCCTTGGGCTTGGTCATTGACTTCAGAAGACCCGTCAGATTTTAGTTTGACTATAGGTGATGCAATCTTAACAAAACCATTAACATCTACGGTAGTGTTCAAATCTCTTACTAAGAAGTCACGCCAGTTTGTGATTAAAGAAGGGTCACTAGTCCTTTGTCTGTAGCGAGGGGCTTCATATGTGATAGTAGAGAACCCTATTTGGGACCAGTTACCTCCACGACCACCTTCAGCAATAGTCATTATCTCCGCATATGTGAAGGGTGCCCCATTACCTCCCGGAAAAGGTGACGTGTCCCCGCTGTAGAATCCAATACCAGTTGGTAAATCACCACCACCGTAGTAGACTGAGGAACCGTACTGATAATGCATTGCCCCTAAGTTTTCAGAACCTTCTGCTGGTGTTTTACCCCCCGTACCACCGCTTATTACTGGCAAAGCTATTCTAGAAGAATCAGAGTTATTGAAATACCCCCAATCTGCATCTGTAATAAAGAAGGTGTGTTCTCCAGAACCGTCCAGAAGTTTTGTGTCTGTTGAACTTTGAACAAGTTTATCCACCTTCAGATTGACACGAGCAGCAACCTCAGTGGTCGCTCCTGTACCACCTTGTCCTATCCCTAAAGCCCTCCATGCTAAGTTATCAGAACTATAAGCCCCCCAAGCGGTGTCTGAAATTGTTAAATATGAAGATTTACTAGGAGCCATAACTGTGGTTTCATTGCTAGGCTGTAAAAACCTATCCAAATTTAAATTGATTCGAGCATCATTTAATGTGGTTGCTCCCGTACCGCCTGATTCTATAGCAAAAGGTACAACATCTTCTGTCCCTGCATTAATAGAAGCAACAAGTCCCGAGTTATCCACTTTGAAAGCATACTCCCCGTTAGGAGATCTATAACTGTTATAAGATTGAGGGCTAATCTGATCATTACACAGAACCCCCTGAACCAACGCCGCTCTACGAAGCGAGCCGATATCGGTGACACCCGTACCACCCTGAGCAACAGAGAGAGGAGTAGTCAGTCCACTAAGAGATGTGATATCAGAGTTAGCACCTGAAGATGCTGCCCCAACATTAGCTGCTGTTAGAATCACATTCCCGTTAGCGTCATCAGGAGCTTTACCGTTAACTGTAACAATATAAGGAACCTGAGACAAAACACGACCTTTGTAGTTAGCATCTTTATCAGAGTCAGGGGAGCGAATAGCTTCGCCACCTGTCCAATCAGGAAGTCTTATGTTAATAAAATTAGAAGAATCAGCATCAGTAATACCATCAGCCAATTTACCCCAAGAAAAATATTGACGAGCACCAGCTTGCCACTCTGTTTCAGAAACTACAGGCAATTGACCACTGACTAAAGAGGGTCCAAGGTCTACTGCGTTTGCTTTCGGAACAAGACGACCGTCCGCAGGAAGAACTCCCGGGTATGAAACAGTTTTAGCTGGGTCATAAGGGAACATCACCATCTCACCTAGATATAAAGATGGGTTTCCTGTTGGAATGGTAATGTCGATGTTACCTGTTGAATCAGGAGCACGAGAGTTAACAGTTAGGATACGGCCTTCTGTTTTAACTGGAGTGAGGGTCTTATCCGCTGCAACAGTATAGAATTCATACTTCGTTGAGTCCCACACCAAAACCTTTTCCCCTACCTGTCGGTATTGAGCATCTAAATCAGCTTCAGCTTTCGATTGGTATGTTTTAGTTGTTTTATCAAACTTATCGTTAATCTCTTGGCGACTATACTGAGCCACGTTCAAAACATTACCAAGACCTACAGTTTCTTTGTTGATCGTAAGAGATACTTCACCGTCAAGTGTAGGGCCTCCGTTAACAGAAATAGAACGAACAGATGGTATCAAGTTGGCAATATCTTCGAGAGTTGTTTTGTGAACAGTATTATCATCTTTGTCAACATAGAAACCAATGTCCCCCAATTCTGGTGTACCGGTAGGAGCAGTAGATAGGTCAGTAACAGAACCATCTGCACCTTTCTCACCTTCAGGAATACCAAGTTTGATTTCACCGGTCTGGTTGTTAAATGAACCAGTGGCCTCAGAACCTGGAGGGAGGGTTGTAACGGTGACTGTCATACCCAACAGAATATCCAGCTGGCGTTGAACTTCTACAAGCTTCTGATTAATCAGAGCAACTGCGTTATTAGCATCAGCAACTGCTGCATTTGTCTGAGCAATGAGGTTCATCAAACGAGCATCTTGTGCAATGAAGTCTTGTTTTAAGTCTTCAATATCTTCTTTTAATAGAACACCTTGCTTGTACAGAATTTCAACCTGAGCAATCAAGTCATCAACTGTACCAAATTTAGACTCAGCTAATAGTGCCCAATATTTAGCATCAGCTGCGTATTCAGCAGCTTGTTTATAGGCTCCGATAGAGCCTTCTGTTGCACCAAACTGACCAACGTTGTTAACAGCCGAAGGTGCTTGGTTATTGTAAACGATCATATTCTCTCCTTATCTAAAACGACGAATCCCATATACTTCACGAGAGCTATGTAGACGGCTAATCGTGTTAGGAATAACTAAAGGTGAACCTGAGTATTCTGCTTTCTTACTCTGCTCAACAACTTCATCAAGAATGGCTTTACCTAAAGCAGACCACTTCTGAACTGCATTATCGTCCTGAACAAACAAGGAAGCATGACGTAAAGCAAAATACAATAGAAGCTCTGGAGCGATAGTAAGAATAGCACTTGTGTCTGAATCTTCCCAAAACTCTGGTGGGTCAGCATAATAGCTGAGGATAACCGCATTGTCTGCTGGAATCTCAGGGCTGCCATCATCAGGGTAAACTGGAGTATCTGCTTCAATTGCAGGGTAGAAGATAAACCGGCTACCCAAACGAGCAAAGACAACTTCTCCCTGATTCCAATTGGTTGGGTTGACTGAGTTATTACGTTTGAGCCAATCCACTTCTTCGAGAGAGGTTACACGGAAGATTAAACCATCTTTAGATCTCATCATCCACTGAGCTTCTAAGTAATCTGGTGGAATAAAAGCCACACCATCTTTAATATCTAAATAGACTTCTTTTTCCAGAGGAGGAATACGTAAATTACGGTAGATTTCCTTTTCTGCAAAGTTAATAAAGTTTGGAATTTGATTAACAAATTCAGGGTCGTCACGGTCAGCCCAGAGGGACACAGCCTTCTTAAGCCATCCGTAGGTATTAATTGGGTTTTGAACGTCTGGCATCGCCATAGATTGTCCTCCTAGTTGTATGTAGACAAAGAATATACATTACACACTGGCTTGTATAGGTCTTAAAACAAGAAAAGGCCACCCGAAGGCAGCCTTTATAGTTTTACTCTTTTGGAGTTACACCTGTAAATTCACAAGTAGCCGTAACACTCGAAACCGTAGAGTGGGTGGCTTTAACACTTACAGCACCAGAAGCAGCATCAGCCAAGGTCAGAAGACCGGCAGCACTTACAGAACCAGCTCCCGGAGGAGTTACTACGAAAGTATAGTTAGAAGCAGCTGAATTGGTAACGGTAAACATTGTAGTGAAAGCTGTAGTAGAACCGCCTACCTTATCTGCGATTGGACCACGAGATACGATGGTAGGAGCAGGAGCAACAATTTCAGAAATGGTTGCTGTACCAGAAACATCTTCTAATGTTGCAGTAATGGACACATCAGTGGATTGAGCCGCACTCGGAGCAGTATACAAACCAGACTGAGTGATAGAACCACCTCCTGTCACTGACCAAGTAAAGCCAGTTGTTTCGGTAGAACCATCACTTTTCTCCGCGATTGCAGTGAACTGCCGAGTAGCCCCCGTCTGAAGACTAGCAACAGACGCAGGACTAACAGTTACACTGTCAACTGTTACGCTCCCGCCTTTCCCGCAGCGGTGAACAGTACGCCAGAAGCATACGGGTTGCGGTGACGCAGACCAACTTCCATTTCGATCATCCACTTCTCGTAAGAACCATCCTTCGCTAATTCCGTGCGTTTTGGTGCACGAAGCACCATCTGCGTCCAATCAGCGCTGCGGAAGAAGTATACTGCATCAGCAGGCATCCAACGGTTAACGATGATTTTGTAGCTCTGGCCCAGCGGGTCAGTGATGCTATTAACTTCGTAGATGAACTGCTTGGTGTTCTCAAAGATACGCTGACGAGAACCAACAGAGTTTTCCTGAAGAGCAGCAAAGATCTTAGCATGAGCAGGGTTGATCATGATGATATCTGCTTCAGAACCAGCGGTGTACAGTTGCAGGGTCATATCAAAGATATCAGCTTCATCAAAACCAATGTTAGTGGTCGGGTTAGAAGCATTCTGTGCAACTTTAACAGTGATTGCACCAGTATCCGGGTCAGCAGGACCGTTCTTAGTCTTATCAACAACCTGAGAACCAGAAGCACCAGTCAGACCACCGTGAGCACACAGGAACTGGAAAGCACCAGTCTTACGAGCTGCATGAGCGTCATTCTTACCAACCTGAGCCGGGTCAGCTGCTGAGTTAGTCAGATACTGATCAGCCAGTACGTCAGTACGAGCCTGACCGGACAGAAGGATTTTTTCGAGGTCACGCTTGATCTCTTTACCTTTCTTCTCCAGCTGATACATCAGTTCACGACCACGACCGTAGTTAGCGGTGGTATTAGCGGTATCAGAAACACGAACAACTTTACGCAGGATCTGAGTAACGTTTGATTTAATTACAGTCGGCTGCATTTCACCATCATCAGCACGAGAGCCTTCGATGTGTGCGTTAGCTGCGTCAACTGCTGCCAGTGCGTCGGTCTGCCAGCTGAAAATAGTCTGGTTAATAGACTCTTTACCAGTCATAGACACAAACGGAGTGTCTTGCGGGGACAGAACAGAGATCCAGTTAGCGAAGGAAAGTTTTTTACCGTTCTGGTCGTAAGATACAAATAAAGTTGGATTTGCCATGTTATGTTAGCTCCTATACTATTAAAAAATAAATTTGTCGATTAATCTACGAGATACTTAAATGCATCTTCATGACGAATACGACCCTCTGCAAATGCCTTGGCAACCTTAGCGTTGTCTGGCTTACCGGAAGTACGAGCTTTAGAAGCATCAGACTTCACGACTTTTCGTGGAGCACCTGGACGTTTAATCTTAGCCATTACCTGTTGCTTACCTTTATCAAACTGGTATGCTTTGTGTAAAGCCAAGAAGATAGACGGACGATTCTCCCGCAATACTTCTTCCTCTGTAGCACCGAGATCAATTGCATATTGCATTAGTCCCTGATACAGATTCTCATCCCAATTAGGAATCTCACGCTTCAGAATAGCAACGCATTCAGCACTCTTAGAGCGGAATACAGCTTCTTCTTTAGCTTGCGCTTCCTGTTTAGCCTTAGCCTGAGCTGCTTCCAGCTGCTGACGACGAGCTACATATTTTTCTAAGAAACGTTTGTTTTCTACATAAGCCTGAGGATCTTCTTGTGCGAGCTTGTCCCAATCAAAGCCATTGTAATCTTCAATTACACGGTCTGCTTCCAGAGACGCCAAATCTAATACATCCTTCAAACCTACAACACGTTCTTCAAAAGCTTCAACATGACGTTGGAGAGTTTCTTCTCGTTCGGTCATCGCTGAACCAGTTAAGTAGCCGTTAGACAGTTCTTCGATTGTCATTTCACGACCATCCGGAAGAGTGATAACGGTTTCGTAGTCAACATCGTAGACGTCTCCGTCTTCGTAGTCTACGTCCTCGTCAGCTGTTTCTTCGTGTTCAGCATCACTGGACTCATCTGATTCGTCATCCTCGACAACATCATCAGTCTCATCTGCTTCGTCTTCCGTTTCTTCTTCATCTTCCCAACCATCTTCATCTTCGAACGCTAGCGTATCGCCTTTGCCGAGAAGGTCGGTGTCAATGTCAAAGTCATCAGCCTGAGATTCAGGGAAGTCTTCGTCAATGTCCACTTCTGGCTCTTGTTCAGATTCTAATCGACCAAGTTCTTCTTTGAAGGAACCTTTCAGGTCATCCAGTTGGAGGAAAGATTTAAAATCGTTCGGGTCAATATAATTATCTTGTGGCATTATGAAACATCTCCTGCACTATTGATAGCAGCTTTTATGACCTCTTTTAAGCTACCCACCATTTTATACTTTTGATAACAATCTTCGCGTTTCTTATTCTCATGAGGCTCGGTTGATACAATTTCTTTCATGAGTTTCTCTTTCAATGCCTCTAATGCTGCGTCAAGACTGCCTGTAAGATTGAGAGCCGCCAGTTTGGCGGCATGCTCTTTATTGAATTGATGTTGTGTATTCATTCAGTGTCCTTATTTTTTACTACCAAGACGTCTGTTAGGAATCCTAGAATCTTTTAGAGTCTTCTGTTGGTCTTTCTTAGTTACATTTGACTCTTTCTTTTGGAGTTCCAAAGTCTTATCCTGAATTTGTGCTTGAGCAACAATCTTCTCTTGGTCAACCTGATGGTCCATGACCATCTGTAGTTCTTTCAGTACGGATTCATACTGACGAACCTGCTGCTGAAGAAGAGACAACTTGTGTTTAGCTTGTTCCAGAGTAGCACTATTGTCTTCCTTACGATTCTCTAAGGTCATTACGTCTGCTGCATTTTCTTGCTTGAACTGCAACTCTTCCTGCTTCAGACTGAACTCATCGGCAGCTTTCTGCTGTTCGAATGTAGTACGTTCACGCTGGTCGAATGCATCAGCAATCATCTTCTGAGAAGAAGCCTGTACGTTCTCAACCTGAGCTTTAGTCATTTCCAGCTGGAGAATTTCCATTGGAGACGGCTGCGGTGGCTGATACTGCTCAAGAGGCATTAAGTATTTATGAGTATCCTTAATTCCCATCAACTCAAAGATTTGTGCAGTCATATAACGATCTTGCTCCAGAGTAAAGAGAGGTGCTAACTGTTGGTCAGCAGCAATCAGCTGTTTCAGACTAATCAATTTCTGTGCACGTTCTGCTTTCTCATTAGGAGAGATAGCTACAACAACTTGTAAATTGTGACGAGGTGGTAATTGTTTTGGATTTACCTGAACCATTCCACGAGGTGTTTGAACCTGTAAAGGGGTTTCACCATTCTCTCTGATAAGGTTGTAGATTCCACGCATTAACTCAACCATACCGTTATGTGCAATGTTACGACATACCATACGGAGACGGTTCTGAGCTGCATTCATCATCAAACCTACAGTAGCATAGGCGTTGTCATTCTTAAACACATCAGGGTTAATACCCATTCCGAGCTTAGTGACACCTGTACGAGTTTCTTTCAATTCTTCAGACATTCCCAACAGACCATCGATACCCTGAGGTAGATTATGGTATGGGAATAAGTCAATCGCATCCTGACGCTCCATTTCAACAACGCCACCCGGACGGTTGTCTAGCAAAGAGCGACGGTCATACGCCCCTACAATCGCTTTATAACGACCATAGTTAGCATTGTTTACGTTATCAATATAACCACGAACCAGTGCGGTACGTAAATCTTGGATATCTTTCGTAATGTCATAGACAGACTGACCATAAAATGAACCCGGAATTGGGTATGGGCAGAAAGTTACGAACGGAATACTGGTTACTTCTTCACAACTGAGAATATGCTCACCTGCTTGAATAACCTGATAGAGTTTTGCTTCTTTATTCTTATCCAGTACACCAGTACGGATGTAATGTTCATAAACCCAAACCATAGAAGCGATATCATCAGTGTCTACACCGATATCTGAATCTATATCCTGACGCCAGTCAGTACGTGACCAAGCAACAGTCGATTGGGTAGTGTCCATCGTATCCGTCCAATCGTTAAAAGCTTCAATCTCATCTTTAGGGAAACCCATAGCTACGAGATCTTCTTTAGAACGACGTACACGATGACAGAAATATTGTGCATCAGCAAAGCTGGTTGCATGTTCATCTACAAAGATTTGTTCGGAAGGGACATACTCAACCTTCACACGCTTTACTGTTTGTTTGTAGTTAACCTTGACGTCCACTGTACCGTCATCATTATCAGTGGTAAATACTTCTAAATCTTCAAGACCGCCAGCCTCTAATCCCTGCACATATGCAGCAAGTGCTTCTGGAGGTACGCCCTCTGCCTCTTCTGTCTGAGTGGAGGTTTGTTCATCCCAATAGTATTTGATAAAAGAGTTACGAGTGACAAGACACTCTTGTGCCGCTGAGGAAATAACATTGTATCCCGGATTATCACGCAACAGGATTTGGTTAACGAGCTTAGTTGCTACGTCAGCTGCATCACTATCTGCTTGGTTGTCCGCTACAAACGTTACTGCTTCATCACCTGAACAGAATACGTTGATGATATCTTGGAGTGTACCGTTTACTGATTCCCATACTGTACGATCGACCCAACTAGAACTACCAGCTGTAACTGGAGCAGGAAGGTTCCCATAAAAATATTCCCAAGCTTCACGAGCATAGCCTTTTACAGCGATATCTACGTAGCCTTGAGCGTAGTTGAATCGACGTTGAAGATCAACGCGCAGTTCATCCAATACATCTTCACTAAAATTCTTCTTAGCCATCTAATCTCTCCCTCGGTTGATAGCTGGGAAGGAATTACTAAGAGGGGCCGTTGCACTCCCCCTCACGTCAGCATGTCAGTATGCTGATACCATAAGCTAATGAGGGCAATAACTGACTTAACCCTCACTAGAAACACTTGTATTTAGTAACTCGAATTCCATCTGTTAATATTTTCTTGATAAAGCGACGAACTTCCGTAGCTAGCATCGTGTTTACTACGACCTCTATGTGTTACGGAGCAAGCAGAATAACGCATCGCATCCATCAAGTCATCATGTTCTTTAACAATCTTACCAACCTTACGGTGGTATCGTGCTTTTTCTTCAAAGAGTTTAGCACAGGAAGCAGTATTAAAGATCTTGAATCGACCTGACATCATACGTTCACGAATATCTGTAATTCCCGGCTCTACAAAGAAGTTCTTTTTACCATCCATTCCAATCTTGTTGTAGAAGGTCTCAGATTGTACGTTAACCCCTGCATTCCTATAGAATTGGGCCACTGAAGAACCACTACCTTTCTCAAGGTTGTCAGCATCGTGAGGTAACACCACCGGAATCCACTGTCCTCGACCATTAATAGCCGGAGCATGGTAAGCTGGAGTGTAACCACCTTCTTTATAGCAGTCATAGATGTAAATAGTATCAGTGTTAGCATCGTAAGCCGACCAAACAGCAGCAGTAGGGTGATCAATACCGATATCAACCGCACACACACGTTTCCATGTATCAGGGATATCGAATGGTTCACACTTAACTGAGTCATCAGATACATCATAAATCAAACCTGAACCCAACAGAGGCATACCTTTGGAGCGCATCTCTAGCTGCCAAGCAGGAATACCTTCGGTCATATCCTTTATATCCTTGTCTGAGATGTGACCACCTAAGTCAACATGTGCATCCCACCAAGAAGCATTCTGGAAATACAGAGAACCTGTATCTGCATCACCTTCACCTTTCATAAACTTGTCCACCAGCTCTGTTAAACCGTTCTCTGGTGTAGCTGTAATCGTTACTAAACCTTTAGTTGTGAGTGTACGTGTTACACACTGAGAAAAGATTGCCATACTTTCATAAGGATCTTCTTCATCCAGCCAAATATAATCAACTGTAGCACCCATCAATGTATGTTCACCCTGTTGGGTTGAACGGAATTCTAATGTGCTCAGGCCGTCAAACTCTCCCCTTTCGTTTTGATGTTTGATTTGTACGATCTGAAGCTTGTTACCATCTCGTTCTATTGTGTCTATGACAATAGCATCACGAGGAATCACACCTGTACCAATAAGATCTGTATCTTTTCCAATAGGTGTGCCAAACAATTCCTTTTGCAAAACCTTTCTTGTGGAATCCCCTGTAATCCCGACTGCCCATGCAAGGATAGGTCTTTTAAATTTGTATCCAGTCCACCAAGTTGGGTAGCGACCTGTGACATGACAAGCAAACTCGTATGCCTCACTATAAGATTTACCAACACGGTTAGCTGCACACAGGAATCTAAAGCGGTGCTTCAGTCCTGCTTCATAAAACTTCTTCTGAAAGTCATATGCTTTGAAAGCTAGAATCTTATTATACTTTCTCCATGTATCTCGCTCTTTTAATATTCCTAACAGATGCTTCTTTTCCTCTACTGTTAGTTTATCTCCAGTGAGAGCTTCGTATACTTCTTTATCTAATGACATACTTCCTCCAAAAATTAAAAAAAGGGAGAGATCCCTCGCGAAAAGAACCCTCCCCTCTATACTGAGGTACACTGTAAAAGAATCTTCGACAGCTCCCCGTTTCCTTTATTTACTCTCGTCCGCTTCCTCCTCCTTTTCAGCGTCCTCAGAGTCTTCTGGAGGCATAACATCAATACCTAAAGCTCCGGTCAAGAAATCCTTGATTTGTGCATTCAACGTTTCCTCATTAATTGCATTCTCATCCTCCATCTTAATTTCAACAGAAGCTGCCTTAGGGTAAACTAGATCTGCGACTTTTGATGCAGCCTTGAATCTAAGATCAGGCGGAATATTAGGGTCTTCGTAAATTTGAATTAACACTTCATCAGGAGACAAATGACTAGAAGCTACTCGGTCTAACATAAGCTGAGTAAGCTTACCTCTACTACCTTTTGGTCTACCAAACTTATTTCCTTTTTGAAACTTCCCATTGCTTGGGTTCATACCCTTGGATTCAAGTTCTTCCGTTACTCCGGGTAATCTTCCTGTAATCTCAGCTACCTGTAGAGGCGTGAGTTCTCCTTTTTCACCAAACATGTTTCTCTCCTTCTTACATTACCACTATAACAAAAAGCCTCCCACTACGAGAGGCACACCAAAATTAGCAATCGATGCTCAGGTTAAACATCTTCTTCAGAGCAACAAGCTCACCTTCGTATTCTACAGGAACTGCATACCCCTTCTCAACTTCAGCCAACCCTCCGACCAAAAATTTTTCGTAATCTTCTACCACGTCGTTAACCACTTCGTCTTTATGAATCCACGTAATCTTTTCTGTGCCATCTTCGTTAATGCTTACCAATCGAGTCCACTCATCTTTTGAGTTCATATAGTTATACAACATTTCATATTCTGCTTCTTCTATCCATTCGATCATCTGTCGTGCATGTTCCGGCAAATGGTTATGCTTGGTAGATTCATACTGAATAACTTCTAACGTAGAAGGATTCTTATGTTCTGGCTTAAGGATAGAACCACTATGGATATCAGGGACACAAAGACCATTCACCAGTTCTAACCGTCCGTTAATAAGTTTAGTTGAAGTGCCTGAGCCACACAGGGCAGAGTTATAATCGTTTAAGTCCATAGCCTGTGCTGCGATGATTGTTGTGTTATTCATTATCAGTGTCCTCTTTTCTATAATCAGTAAATGTGTTTGTTTTGAATGACAGGAAAGCTCTCATGTAAAGCCAACCCAAGGCGCTTACGTCCATTGTGGCATCAAAGTCTTCGTCATCGTCTAAGTCTACTAAGCGACCAATACAGGTGAGGATTAACTCCCCGTCACCCATGTCTTCAAATGTGAATGCACACCTTTCAGTGCGAAACCGAGGAATCACCTCTGATAAAAAGTCTAAGATAAAATACATATTAATTCTCCTCTGAAAAAGGGAAGACATAAAGGGGTACTCATATTAAGGCCACCCCGTAAAGGCTACGTCATCCCTGATGACTACCTCATAAACATCCCTCTGATATAAAGGGGACCTCACATAAAGGCCATGTCATGTTAAGGCTTAGTCATATTTGATACACCTTGCTATAGAGAAGCAGATGAATAAAGAGAAGATTATTACTAACCAGAATATCCATTCCATTACGGTCTGTCCACCCATTCACTAAACTTTAACTTACCACATTCCTTACACTTCCATGTTGATAAGTATAGCCCGTGTATTCTTTCATCCCCGTAAGCTTTACGAAGAAGATAATAATCATGCTTACATTTCATCCGTCTAAACACTTTAATTAGATTCATTAATCCCTCTCTCAACCTTAAATCCACAACATAAAGTTGGGGCATATGCTTATATATAACAGTTTAAAATTCTGATTTGACCGAGTGTGCCTAGGTGCCTCGCGCGCGTTTCCTAAAAAGGGGGAGTCCTCATTAAAAAAAGGGTTATCTCACTGGCGTTCGTCTTCCCCGTGAACGTGCCTGAATGCCCTAACCCTCCCCCGTGTCCTATCCCGTGCAATCGCTACCCCGTGTAATATAGTACCCATTACTTTCACCCCGTTTATTTCATTCATTAATTGGGAGGGTATGAGAGGCCAGCCCTGATAACAAACAAGTAAAGGGCACATTATTGCAGGTAGAATAGTGTAGGATTGAAACAATCGCATCCCCCATGGTTTGAGTGTAAATAATGATTAGTGTAACGATTATGGGTGGATTAATGATGTATGTATTAATTAGATTGGTATTGATAATTGATGTTATTATTATTCTTTTAATACTTTCTTTATGTTCTTTCTTTTTCAGCGTTGCACGCAGTGCG